GTGTATGCTCGTATCTATGGAGTAGCAATGGCATTACTTGAAATAATTTCGGCTATTTGCCTTTTTATACAAAAGAAGAATCTACTACTTCTTGTAGCTGTAATCATCATTATTAACATGTTTGGATGTATTGTGGCGGTTTTTATCGGAGATTTATTTGCAGTATTTAGTCTGCTCTTGCGTTTCATCCCTTTATACTTCGTAATTAAATCTTACCGTTTAGAAAAACATATACTAGACTGAATAGTATAAGCATTTTACCGTTAAGCATGAAGGTTTTCATGTCTGCCTAGTTTGAAAGATTATCTTCGCCTTAGTCTCCAAAGGCGAATAGAACGATAAATTGCATGATAACGACCACATATAATGTTGTTATAAATGAGGTGATAAAAATAGAAGAACATATAGTCGCAGATGACTGGCTATTATGCCCTGTCTGTAAAAATAAAACCCGTATAAGGTTGCGGCAGGATACAACACTTATAAATTTCCCTTTGTTCTGCCCTAAGTGTAAACAAGAAACCTTAGTGAATGTCCAACAACTAAATATGTCTATTATCAAAGAGCCAGACGCACAGACGCAGAGCCGATAATTTGTGAGAACAATCACAATTATCGGCTCTGCGTCTCTTTACAGGGTAAGATTGATATATGTACCCGGCAAATCCAACAGAAGGAGGCGGCATTTTGCAATGTTGCTCAATTCAGAGTTATTCGAATATGCCGCCCATGTGCATTCGCATCAAAATCGGACAGGCATTGGACGGCCCCCATTTATAAAAATAAAAGCCGCCGTTTTCATGTAGGAAATAAGCTGACAGCGGTGGTGTATATAGAGTCGTAGAAATACGGCTCGTTGCGCTCCTTATTAACGGCGGCACCGTGGAGGTGGCCGCCATGCGCCGTTTGTACGGACAACATGAAAGCGCACAATATTACATAATAAAACGCAAAGCGCGGAGTTTGACCATAAGGTTAGGTTCCGCGCTTTTTTTGTTGCGAAATTCCTCATATTCTGCTGAAATAACGCACTATCATGCGAGGGCTCCACCCATTCCCCTTTCTTTGAAATTTCGAGGAAAGGAGGAAGAACGGTGAGCAAGGATAGATTTATTCGAATCAACGGTATAGATGTACCTGTTTCCGAGGATGTATATTTCGCTTACAAGCGTCCGGCATGGGCTGAACGCAAACGCAGAGAAGTCCGTGCGGAAAAGGAACGGTCGCTCGAGGTGTTCATGGATGACGGCTTCGACATTCCATCCGATCAGGCGCTTGTCGACGAGATTGTGGCGGACAAGCTCTTGCTGGACGAGCTATATGCGGCGCTGGGTGAGTTAACAGATGACGAGCGGAGCCTCATTGATGCGCTGTATTTTGATGAGAAGTCAGAACGCAACATGGCTAAAGAAGCCGGTGTTTCGCAACCGGCTATTCACAAACGCCTCAATCGAATTCTTGAGAAGTTGAAAAAACTTCTCACTTAGAGGTTATCACCTGCCCCCTTACTTTCCTTTGGATAGTGAGGGGGTTTTTCTTTCCCTCGTAGGTGCGGAAATGGGAGGTGATGATTTTGATTAATGAAAACTCCCGCGCTGCCTTATCCCAAGGACAGGGCGCGGAAACCGCCGAGGAGATTATCGGCGTACTTACCGCCATCAGCGTGGTGTCGAAGCGCATGGCGAGAAAGCTGGCTCTGCTGGAACAGCGGTCGGCAGAGAAAGAAGGTGTCAAACCAAATGCAAAAACAGCAGTATCCGCTGATGCCGATTAAGGCTACGCCGTATAAGCACCAGCGTGAGGCGTTCGCCCTCGCCTGCAGACTGTTCGGCTTGGATGGCGGCGATGCGCTCAGTCAAGGCGTGGCTTACCTGATGGAGATGGGTACCGGAAAAACAATCACCAGCGTTGCCGTCACCGGTACATTGTATCTGAACGGCAGAATCCGCAGGGTTTTGGTGGTCGCTCCGCTCTCCATCGTCGGCGTGTGGGATGAGGAATTCGCCAAGTTCGCGGACTTCGATTATACCCTCGCCGTTCTGAACGGCACCGGCGCAAAGAAAGCCGACACGCTCCGGCATATGCGGGGAGCCTCCCTGCAGGTGGCCGTGGTGAATTATGAATCGGCATGGCGGTTGGAAAAGGAAATCCTCGCATGGCGGCCGGACTTGGTGATATGCGATGAAGGCCACAAGATAAAAACCCACAATATCGCCGCATCCAAGGCCATGCACCGGATCGGCGCGAAGGCGGCATACCGTCTGCTGCTTACCGGAACGGTTATCACCAACAAAGCCATCGACGTGTTCAGCCAGTACAAGTTCCTCAATCCGGCAATCTTTGGTCAGAGCTTTTATGTGTTCCGAAACCGCTACTTCGACATGGTTGGCTACGGCAATCACACTCCAGTGATGAAACGCTCCATGGAGCGGGATTTGATGAAGCGGCTCCATAGCATCGCTTTTCGTGCGACCAAGGCCGAGTGCCTCGATCTGCCGGAAACCACCGATATCGTGCGTTATGTGGAACTGGAAGCCGCCGCCGCAAAGGTGTACCGCGATTTGGTGAAGGACTCCTACGCCGAACTCGGCCAGAGCGAAGTCACGGTGACCAACATCCTCACCCGGCTCCTCCGGCTGTCGCAGCTCACGGGCGGCTTCATTGGCGATGACGAGGGCAACACACCGCAGCGAATCAGCACGGCGAAACAATCCGCTCTTGAGGACATTATCGACGAGGTTCTTCAGGAAGGCAAGAAACTGGTGATTATCGCCCGGTTTGTAGCGGAAATAAAAGCCATCTGCAAACTGATGGAAAAGGACGACATCGGATATTCCTGCATCATGGGCGGCGTGAAAGACCGCGAGGAACAGGTGTCGGCGTTCCAAAAGAATCCGGATATACAGGTCTTTGTCGGGCAGATCGCCACGGCAGGACTTGGTATCACGCTCACCGCCGCGTCTACGCTGGTGTTCTATTCGCTGGATTACAGCATGAGCAATTTCGAGCAGGCCAAAGCGCGCATCCACCGCGTCGGGCAGAAGGAAAACTGCACCTACATTTACCTGACAGCCAGAGGCACGGTGGACGAAAAGGTTCTGCAAGCATTACAAGGCAAGGCTGACTTGGCGCGGACGCTGGTAGACGATTACCGGCGCGGTAATAACCCATTTAAGTGAAAAACGAGGTGAAAGCAATGAGGAAAATCAAATGCAAGGTGTGCCGCACCCGCTTCGCGGGGAGCAAGGAAACAAAGTATCTCTCAATGGAAAAGACCGCCGTTATATCGGCGCTGACCACTCCGGCGAAGGCGTTTGAATGCTTCGACTGCCCCAAGTGCGGCTGTCAGAACGCGGTCAACGTCCGGATGGCGGCGGCTACGGAATCAGACAAGGAGGAAACCGATGGACAGTGAAAAGATGTTTGAACTTGCGGAGCGGCTGAAAAGCCTCCGTGATCAAAAGCAGGAAACAGATCGGCTATTAAAACAAATCAACGAGCAAATCGACGATACCGACTACAAACTTTCGGAGCTCATGGCCGAGAGCGAAACGCAGAATTTTACACGCTCCGGCACCATGTTCTACCTGACCACCAAGACCCGTGCGTCAGCAGTAGCGGGCATCAGGGAAGAACTGCACTCCGCGCTGAAGGCGCAGGGCTTTGGTGAATTGGTGTACGAGACGGTCAACGCCAACAGCCTCTCCTCTTTCGTTAAAGAGCAGATTGAGGAAAACGGCGACGCTCTCCCCGACTGGCTCATCGGGCTGGTCAATGTGTTTGACAAGACTTCGGTCGGAGTCAAGAAAGCTTCAAAATAACAAATTTAATGGAGGTTACGATTATGGCAAAGAAAAAAGAAACGGCTACCCACACACAGGGATTGCTCACGGCGCAGGAAAACACTGCAGTCGCTATCAGCGGCTACACAGGACTGGCGAACGTGGACATGGCCACGATGATGGCCGAGGAACTGGACGGCTTGGACGCCGGATTCGAGCGGATCAAGATTCCGTCAGCAGGAAGCACGGTTTTCGAGGTACCTGCCACAGAGGCTCTCTGCGGCGAAGATCCCAACGAACCGGAGGCGGTCAAGGAATTTTCGGCGGTCATACTGTTCCATCACCCGCTGTTTGCCTATTACAAAAGCAAGTACACAGGCGGCAATAATCCTCCGGACTGCGGCAGCTTCGACGGCGTGACTGGTGAGGGCGATCCCGGCGGCGACTGCAAGTCATGCCGGTACAATCAATTCGGCACCGGCGAAAACGGCAGCAAGGCGTGTAAAAACCGCCGTAGGATTTTCGTTCTGCGCGAAGGAGAGATATTCCCACTCCTGCTCTCCCTGCCGACCGGCAGCCTGAAGGAACTGACACGATATCTCAAACGACTGCTGTCCAAAGGCAGAAAGTCCAACAGCGTAGTCACACGCTTTTCACTGAAGAAGGCAACGAACAGCGGCGGTCTCGCCTATTCACAGGCGCAGTTCGCGGTTGACCGCGTTCTCACGCCGGAGGAACACGCTCTCGTTGAGCGGATGACGGAACAGGTCAAGGCGTACAGCAAACAGGTGTCTTTCGATTATGATAACGCAATTGATGCGGATATGGAGGATATCAATGTCGATCCGGAGACCGGCGAGATTATTGAGCCGCTTCACAAAGGAGGCGTGTAAATTGTGCAGGCGCTTACAAATAAACAGCGGGATTTTGCCGAGGAACATCACACGCTGATTTACGGCTTCCTTCATGAGTTCCGGCTGCCCTGCGAGGAATGGTACGGTGTGGCGGCAATTGGCTACTGCAAGGCAGTGTCCCGGTATGAGCCGGAACAGGGATGGTCGTTTACCACATTCGCATACCGCGTCATGCTGAACGATGTACGGATGGAAATGAGGAAAGCGAGGGCGCATAAAAGGCGCGCCCTCATCCTCTCCCTCCAAAGTGAACTATGCGATGGGTTCACGCTTGAGGATACCTTGGGCTACGAACAACACTTTATAGATGACGAGCCGCAGACCGCTGCTAAAGACTTTATATACTCCATGAATCCGGAGCAGCGGTTCATCCTCTCGCTTTTGGCGGACGGAACGGCGCAGGGCGAAATCGCAAAGGAAATGGGCGTTACAAGAGGATGTGTAACAAATCAAGTAAAAGCAATCAGGGAGAAATTCGACAGCGAATTCCCCTGTAGGAAGGAGACCGCTTATGTATAAATGCGTTACAACGCTTAAAGAAATACAGCAATATCTCGATGGCGTGGGAATTGTGTCGTTCGACTTTGAGACCGCTCCGGATGAACTTTACCGCGACGAGGAACGCGCGGCGCTTGACGCTCATAAGTCTCACATCGTGGGAATCAGCTTCTCGGTGGCAGAGGGCAGTGCCATATATGTGCCTATTGCGCACAAGCTCGGCAAGAACGCTGCTCCGCTCACGGAAATATGGGCGCGGCTGGCGGAGCAATTTTTTACTAACTCGGGGATTATCAAAGTAGCGCACAACCTGAATTTCGAGACAATGTTCCTGTACGCCCGGGGCATCGTTCCGCAGTTACCTGTCTACGACACTATTGCGGCGGCGCAGATGACGCTTAAGAGCAACACCGCGTTTAGGACGCTTGGGGACAGTGGCTTGAAAACCCTTGTGCCGGAACTACTGGATGCGGAGCTTCCGAGCTTCGCTGACGTGACCGCTGGGCGCGCCTTTGATGAACTCAATCCGCAGGACACCGAAACGGTGCGCTATGCCTGTGCCGACAGCGATTATACTCTACGGCTGTACCATTTATTTAATGGCTGGTTCGACCGCTATCTTCCGAAGCATCGCTTCATCGTGGAGCAGATCGAATCGCCCACGGCGGTGTATGTCGGCATGATGAAATATAACGGTCTGCTGGCAGATGAAACATTGATGCGTGAAAAACAGGCTGAAGCTGAAAATATGCTGGTGCGGCTTCGGGAGGATATCGCGTTCATCACCGGTGATGTAAACATTGGCGCGAACGCCAGCACCGCCGCTTTCAAGAAATATCTGTACGATGATTTAAAGCTGCCGGTGTTTAAGGTGACGGCGAAATATCAGGAAGCGATGGACGATGAAGCGATGGTGTTGCTCTCCGAGTGGTGTGAGGAGAAGCGACCGGATTTAGTGCCGTTGTTCAAGCTGGTGCAAGACTACCGGCGTTGGGGCAAAATCAAGTCCACCTATATTGACGGCTATATGCAGCATATAAACAACGCCACCGGCAGGATACATCCGGATTTGTTTCCGCTTGGTACAGAGACTGGACGTTTTGCGGCGCGAAAGCCGAACCTTCAAAATATGCCGAGGGCTGGCGGCGACGATACCGGAGTGCGTAACTTCTTTATTGCTCCGGTGGGCAATGTTCTGCTCTCGCTGGACTTTTCGCAGATAGAACTACGCGTTGGCGCGTTCTATTGCCGCGATGACAAGATGCTGGAAACCTACCGCACCGGCGGCGATATCCACGCACAGACCACCTCGGTTATATATCACATCCCATTCGAGCAGGCGGTCAACAAGGATGCTCCGGATTATAAGGAACGCCGCACCATCGCCAAGAACTGCAATTTTGGTACGTTCTTCGGCCTGTTCCCCAAAGGGCTGCAGAAGACGCTGAAGTTCAAGGCGGGGCTGAACACGCCGCTCTCGGAGTGTGAAAATATCATCGCCAACCTCAAGGCTGGTTATCCGGCGCTGACCCGATGGCAGGAGGAAACGAAGGAGCGGGCGGGCTTCCGGCGGTATACCGAAACGTGGCTCGGCAGGCGGCGGTATCTGCCGAACATCGCCTCTCAGGATTGGGGCAAGAAGTCCTTTGCCGAGCGGTGCGCGCTGAACACGCCGATTCAAGGCACGGCGGCCGATATTTTGAAACTGGCGCTCGGCAGGATTATCGCCGGACTTCCGGACCGCTTATGGCTTCGCCCTCTCCTTCAGATTCACGATGAGTTGGTGTTTGAACTGCCGGAGGATAAAGTGCCGGAGGCTGTGGCTTTTATCAAAGCGTGTATGGATGAACAGCCGTTTCTTGAATTCGACGTACCGATTGTAGCAGAGGCGGCGGTCGGCATCAGCTTTGGAAAAATGAAAGAATTGGAGGATTAATCACATGAAAACAGGCAGAACATTACAGGATTTGGCGGTGGAGCTTGACCGCCAAGCGGCGGCAAAGCGCGACTTTGTCGTGACGTCGGACGCAATGCAAATGGAGGACAGCGCGGAGCTTTTCAGCCTGCACCGTCCGTTAGAAAGCGGCATGACGGAGGTTACGCCGTTTAATATGAGCGACCTATTCCATCGGCAAATGGGCGCGTCGCTGGGCATCCCGGCGAAATATTACGACAAGATGCGTTCGGATTATCCAGAACTGTTGACGCAAAACGTCAACGGCTGGTTCGGGCATGAGCAGTCCAAGCACACCATCCGGACGCTTGACGGCACGGCGAGGGCATTCCTCTCCGACCGCTACCGCCGCATTGATAATTATGACATCGCCAAGGCGGCACTACCCGTCATCGGGGAAATGGAAGGCGCAAAGGTGGAAAGCTGTGAGGTTACGGAAAACCGGATGTACCTCAAGGTGGTTAATCCGCGCTTGGAGGCAGAGGTCAGTAAAGGTGACATTGTACAGGCGGGTATTATGATTTCAAATTCCGAGGTCGGTCTCGGCAGCGTTTCCGTCATGCCGCTGGTCTACCGGCTGGTGTGTCTCAACGGCATGATTGTAAACGACCTCGGTCAGCGGAAATATCACATCGGGCGGGAAAACGCGGAAGCGTGGGAATTGTTCAGCGATGAGACGCTCCAAGCGGACGATGCCGCTTTTATGTTGAAATTGGCCGACATCGTCCGAACGGCTGTGGACGAGGCTCGATTCGGCATGGTTGTAGATAAGCTGCGTGAAGCCGCCGCAGTGCAAATCACTGCGCATATTCCGCAGGTGGTGGAACTTACCTCGCGGCAGTATGGTTTCAGCAAAACCGAAGAAACCGATATTCTGCAATACCTCATCACGGGCGGCGACCTCTCGCTTTATGGGCTGTCAAGCGCCGTCACACGGGCTTCACAGGACGTTCCGGATTATGACCGCGCCACTGCTCTTGAAAGCGCCGGATGGCAGATTGTCACCATGCCGCGCGAGGTGTGGTCGGTCATCAACGAGGGGTGAGCGCATGGGTGTAAGTAAATTGAACAGTGAAGGTTACTACGATCCGACCGCCTATGAAGCATTAACAGCGGTTGACAAGGAAGCAAAAAAGAAACCCTATCGTCCGCTTGTATTTATCTGCTCCCCGCTTGCGGGAGATTTAGAGGGGAATATACAAAACGCACGGCGGTACTCAAGGTATGCGGTGGAGCAAGGCGCGATCCCCTTCGCGCCCCATCTCCTATATCCGCAATTCATGGACGATGCTGACAGGACGCAGCGTGAACTTGGTATATTCTTCGGTCTGGTGCTGATGGGCAAATGTGACCAGATGTGGGTGTTCGGCGGCATACTGTCCCACGGTATGAAGCTGGAAGTTATAAAAGCGCAAAAGCGTGGACTGCCGATTAAATTCTTTAACGACAGATGTGAGGAGGTGCCGCCCTATGCCTAATTTCAAGGCACTGGATATACCGATTGAGGAATTTTTGCGGCCGTTTTTCGACGCGGGCGAAACAGTATGTCTGCGTGTGTTTGACGACCGCAAGACCGGCACTTTTAAAGGGTTAAAGCTGGAATCAGAAGCGGGAAAAATCGCCGCTATGGTTGACACTCTCAAAAAGCATAATGCTCAGAATCGCGGCATCTATTTTGTCATCAATTACGGCGGCCATGAGGATGTTGATATTACTCGCATCAACGCCCAGTTCGTGGAGTGCGACAGTTTAAGCATTGATGAGCAGCTTACGCAGATTGAGGCGTTTCCTCTCCCTCCGTCGCTTATCGTAAAAACACAGAAATCATTGCACTGCTACTGGCTGATGAAGGATGCGAAGGTCGAGAGTTTCCGGCACATTCAAAAGCGGCTGGTGGCGCAGTTTAACGGCGATTCGGCCTGCGCCAACGAGAGCCGTGTGTTTCGCTTACCCGGGTTTTATCACTGCAAGGGCGAACCGGTCATGGTGGAGTGCGTCAAGTTCAGTCCGGAACTGCGGTACACACAGGCAGAACTCGAAGCGGTGTTGCCGGAGGTTCCCGATGAGCCGGTGGTCAAGGCTCCCGCGCCCAAGGGAACACGGAAAGGATTAACGTTGGTCGGCAAGCGGTGTCTTTTTATGCAGCACTGCAAGGATAACGCAAAGACTCTGTCAGAGCATGACTGGTACGCAATGATAACGAACCTCGCCGTGTTCGAGGGCGGCGACCGCGCCATACATGCGCTCTCGAAAGGGTATCCGAAATATAAGCACAAGGAAACCGAGGACAAAATCGCCCATTTCCTCGAATCCGGCACCAAGCCTATGACCTGCTGGACGATTGCCGAAAAGGGCTTTGTGTGTCCGAAACTGGAGGATAAGTCCTGTGACTGCAAAGCTCCGGCGGCGCTGTGCTATAAGGCACTGACGGTGGAGGAACTACGGGAATTTTTGAACGTATGTGAAATCAAGGGCGCGACGATTGACAATGTTCAAATGGCGAAGGAGTTTGTGGCTGATTATCTCTACAATATCGAGCCAGTCATTGGCGAAACTTTTATCAACTACGAAATAAAAGTCTATTTCCGTTTCAAGACCGGCGATTTGCGGCCGCTTCTCGCTTTGCACAGGGAGATTTACAAAAAGTACGCTGAAAGCAGAGAAACCCGCCGTGAAACGGAGGGTGCGGAGCTTCCCGACTGGTATGAGCCGACCGAGCGCGGCGGCTTGCGCTTCCTGCCCGGTCTGCTGGCAAATCACATGGCGAAAAACGTGGACGCTTTCTACGGCGCAGGAAGCTACTTCTTTTATCAGAGCGGCGTGTATAACGCACAGGAGGACTTGGCGGCGCAGGCGAAGGTGCGTGAGTTCCTTATTCCCCGCTATTCGACCATGAATGCTATTACTGACAGCGTCGGCCAGTGGAGGATGCAAATCCGGAAGGCCGTGCGAGAAATCAACTGCAATCCATTCATCGTCAATGTGAAGAACGGGCTGTATAACGTGCTTGACGGCAGCTTCAAGCCGCACACACCGGAGTATTATTCGACAGTGCAGATTAACGCGACCTATGACCCAACGGCGAAATGTCCGCAGTTCCTTAAGTTTTTGAACGGCATCCTGCATGACGAGGAGGTTTATCTGCTTCAGGAGATTTTCGGATATTTGATGATTCCGGTAAACAAGGCGCAGAAGTCGTTTGTGTTCGTCGGCGCGCCGAATGCCGGAAAATCAACGTTGCTGTCCATAGCGCAGGAAATACTGCTCGGCAGCGAAAACGTGTCCAATATTCCGTGGCAGTCGCTCGGTGACCGGTTTAACAAGGCGGAGCTATTCGGCAAGCTGGCTAATATATTTGCCGACCTTCCCTCGAAAGCGATTGATGATGGCGGGATGTTCAAAAGTCTCACAGGCGAGGATTATGTTACCGCCGAGCGGAAGAACAAAGACCCATTCAGCTTCCGGCCGTATGCACGGTTGCTGTTTTCCTGTAACGAGATTCCGAAGAACTACAGCGACCGTTCGGACGGCTTCTACCGCAGGCTGATTATTATACGCTTCGACCGTTCCGTCCCGAGCAATAAGCGAGATCCGAACCTCCGTGAGAAGCTGTCGGTGGAACGTGACGGCATATTCATGTGGGCGCTTGAGGGGCTTCGGCGGCTCATCGACAACAAATATCTGTTTACCGAGACTGACAAGACGAGGCTCGAACTGCAACGCTACAAGGTGGAAAGCAACAGCGCATTGATGTTCTTGGAGGAATGCTGTGAGGTCAAGGACGGCGCGGAATGTGTACGTGAGCAGTTATTTGAGCGTTACCGTGATTATTGCATCAAAAACGGCCTGAAACCGCTCTCGCAGACCAATTTCAACCGTGACGTGGAAACGGCGGATGAAAGAATAAAGCGCGCCGTCGATAAAGTCGGGAAACGGCGTACTTGGCGTGGTCTGCGCCTGTGCGACTGATTCTTTGACGGCTTTGACGGGTTTTTTCTATTCCTTGCGCATATAGTCCAGAGTGGTGATATAGGTGCTTAAAAAAAGAAAAATATATAAGGTGTGTGGATTACTTGTCAAACCCGTCAAATTGCGAGGTATATTATGACTGAGAAAGACATCGTGACCGCAATCATGCGGTATCTAAAGACTGTACCCATGTGCTTTGCTTGGAAAGAGCATGGCGGCATGTACGGTACAGCCGGTCTGCCGGACATCATCTGCTGCATCGGCGGCAGGTTCGTAGCGTTTGAAGTGAAAACGCCGTCCGGCAAACTGACGAAGCTACAGGAAATAACGATTCAGAAAATTAAAGCTGCGAAGGGCGAAGCCTGCAAGGTCACCAGTGTCGAGGATGTGAAGTCCATTCTTGAAACCTTGGAGGTACCCGCTTATGAAAATAGCTTGGATATATTTAGACAAAAAGACAGCCGCGATTGACGCACTGAAGGATTACGCCAGTATGGAATACATCGTCAACAATTGCCCGGACGATCTGCAAGAGGTACGGGAATGGATGACTGCGGTTCCGTCACCAAACCTTACCGGTCTGCCGAAACAAAAGAACCCGCACTCCGGCGAAGCGAGGCTGGCGGCTTCGCTTGATGAGATAGACGTTCTCAAGGAACGCTACCGCCGCGCTTTGGAGTACATGGAGTGGTTCCGTCCGGCGTGGGATGCGCTGACCGATGAAGAGCAGCTTATTCTTTCAGAGTTCTTCTTGCGGGAGGATATCAGCAAGACCGAAGCCATCTTAAATCTTGGAGAGCAATTCCATCTTGAACGGGCGCAAGTGTACAGGAGGAAAGATAAAGCTCTCGACCGTTTGGCATTGCTGCTTTACGGAAAATGAAATGAGATTTTTATGAGACGCTTTTTGCTTTTATCCGTGCTATACTGGTAACATCAAAATTGTGCAAAAGCCAAGAAGCCTTTGGAGCAGCCCGCTCCGAGGGCTTTTTGTTTGCCCGGGAGGTGTAGTTTATGCCAAAGAAACCAAAACGTCCGTGTAGCTATCCCGGTTGTCCAGCGCTGACAGACGGACGGTACTGCGAACCGCATCAGAAGCTGGCTGACCAGCAGTATGAAAAATATGACCGCAACCCTGCCACACGCAAACGCTATGGCAGAACGTGGAAGCGTATCCGTGACCGGTATATTGCGGCTCACCCTTTGTGTGAGGAATGTGCCAAAGCCGACAAGCTGACGCCCGCCGAGGAAGTCCACCATATCATACCGCTCTCCAAAGGCGGCACCCACGCCGAAGGAAACCTCATGAGCTTGTGTACTTCCTGTCACTCGGAGATTACCGCTCGGGAAGGCGGCCGTTGGCAGAGAAAATAATTTTTCTTCAGACCGGAGGGGCGGTAAAAATCTCTACAGCTTTCACTCCGTGCAACGGGCGTGGGGTATCGCGTAAAAATTCGCGGTTTCAAACGGGGTATATGCCCCGCTTTTCATTTTCGCCGGATTGGAGGTGGTGTGTATGGCGAAGGACGGCACTAACAGAGGTGGTGCGCGTGTAGGTTCGGGGCAAAAGAAAAAGCCGCTCCACGATAAAATTCTCGAAGGCAACCCGGGCAAGCGGCCGCTGACGGTTGTGGAGTTCGACGACACGGCTGACCTCAACGGTCAGACCATGCCGCCGCCTCGGGAATTTCTGAAAACAGCACAGAAAAGCGGCAAGCAGACGCTGGCTGTAGAAATATACGAGTCCACATGGAACTGGCTCAACGAACGCCGGTGCGCTCACCTGATTCCGGCGCAGCTTTTGGAGCAGTACGCACAAAGTGTGTCGCGCTGGATTCAATGCGAGGAATGTATAACCGAGTTCGGTTTCCTCGCCAAGCATCCGACCACTGGAAACGCCATTCCCTCGCCTTATGTGGCGATGAGCCAGTCATTCATGAAGCAGGCAAATAACCTGTGGTTCCAGATATATCAGGTGGTCAAAGAAAACAATGCCGCCGATTATAAAGGCTCTACGCCGCACGATGACGCGATGGAGCGGCTGCTTTCGGCACGGAGGGGAGGCTAAAAATTATTTATAACTCACATATCCGAATTGGTATTGACTGTTATTAATAACTTGTTGTAAATCCATACCCGAGGAAGTGATTTGGAATAATTTTGCGGTAAGCTGTGTTTCGGGTTGTAAATTTTCGATTTTTATCCAGATACGCGCTTTTTCACCATGCCATAAGGTTGGATAATCGTTTGTCTGTAAGGGTTTTGGTTCTGTAAACGATTGTATTTCCATAACATCAGCTTTGTATGCTATATCATTTTTTCCACCGGCACTTACTCCGATACCAAATAGTATTGTAACTTTTTTCCCAAGCTTTATTGCTTTGTTGTATGATTCGACACGCTTCGGAGACATTCCGTAATAAAGAGCTTGAGTTGAAAACCACGTATAGCCTCTGATTGCTTGATCAGAAATATATGCCTGCATGGTTTCATTGCCGTTGTATTTGTTTCCTTGATTGTCGGTTGAAAAGGCAAGCTTCATAAAAATGAAAAGCTCATTCTCCCCGTTGACTTCATCCGAATCCCTGTCAGCCAGCATTTGTCTGACAGATTCAATTTCAAGGTATTTGCGTTTTAATTCCATATAAAGTTCTTCATCTTTTGCGAGCATGTACATTTCCAACATGTCATTGAGAGCAACTGTTTTTGTAAGACCGCGGCGTTCAACAAACTCATCAAACATTTGTTGAACGGTTTCATGTGCATTAATTGTCATGTAATTTTTGCGTGGCATAGGATATACCTCCATAAATTAAATTTGTACTACCGTTCCGATAGACTAAATATAGTGTACTACCATGCCAATAGAATATCAATAGTTTTCAAAAAATTTTTTGAGGTGCAAATTATGAATATACAGAAAATCAAAGCGGAACTGCTTAATCCCGCTGTGTACAATCCGCGCAAAGACCTGAAACCCGGTGATAAGGAGTATGAAAAGCTCAAACGCTCCATTGCCGAGTTCGGGTATGTGGAGCCTGTTATTTGGAACAAGACCACCGGCAACGTGGTCGGCGGCCACCAGCGGCTTAAGGTGCTGGTGAATTTGGGACAGACGGAAATCGATTGTGTGGTTGTGGAACTTGATGCACAGAAAGAAAAGGCGCTCAATGTGGCGCTTAACAAGATACAGGGTGATTGGGATGAAACCAAGCTGGCTGAACTCATGGCTGACTTGGACGCCGGTGCTTTTGATGTGTCACTGACCGGATTCGATGCCGGAGAGGTGGACGCTCTGCTTAATAAATTTTATTCCAAAGAGGCTATGCAGGATGAATTTGACATCGACAAGGAAAAAGCGGAGGTCGAAAAAAAGGGTACGGTTACACAGCACGGCGACATTTGGCAGCTTGGCAACCACCGTCTGATGTGCGGTGATTCGACCAGTGCCGAGGATTTCCTCAAGCTGATGGACGACGGGAACCTCGCTGGCAGCGCCCACGCTCAGATGTGTATTACCTCGCCGCCCTATGGCGTAGGCAAGGAATACGAAAAAGCCGGAATCGAGCCATGGTTTGAAACCATGAAACCGGCAATCAAAAATATTTGCAAACATGCCGATATCGTTTGCTGGCAGATGATTGACCTCTACTGCACCGGTTCACAGTTTATAGAGCCGACTGGCTTTTATTCTGTGCAGATGTTTGCGGACAGCGGTTACCGTCCGATATGGATTCGCATTTGGAAAAAGCAAAGTACGTCGTTCGGCGCCGCTCCGTATCACCTCGTCTCCAACAAACCGGCTGCGCAGTATGAATATATCACAGCCTTTGCCGGAAAGGAAACCGAAGAATACAACGAGCAGGAATATGTGTGGCTGTCGGCATTCGCCGGTCACAGTTATAAGTTCGTGAAGCGGCTGACCAAGGAAGAGCGTAAAAAGTGGGGATATGCCGGAGTATGGGAAATTACTCCGGTTCGCACCCATAAAGACAGTCCGGATATGTTCCCGGTGGAGCTTCCGTGGCGGTGTATCAAGATGCACAGCGACCGAGGCGGTATCGTGCTGGAGCCTTTTTCCGGCAGCGGCACGACCATTATTGCCGCCGAGCAGACCGAACGGCGGTGTTACGCAATGGAACTCTCGCCCATATACTGCGACTTGGCAGTCAAACGCTGGGAGGACTTCACCGGCGAAAAAGCGGTCAGATTGGAGGCGGCGCAATGAATAACAAAATGAATATACAAACAGTTCCTGCCGCAAAGCTGAAAGCGGCGGCATACAATCCGAGGAAAGACCTCAAACCCGGCGATGCGGAATATGAGAAGCTGCGCCGCTCCATTGAGGAGTTCGGCTATGTCGAGCCGGTGATCTGGAACGAGCGCACCGGCAACATTGTCGGCGGCCACCAGCGGTTCAAGGTGCTGACTTCCCTCGACTACACCGAGATTGAATGCGTTGTACTTGATATTGACGAGCATCGGGAAAAAGCACTCAACGTGGCGCTGAATAAAATCAGCGGCGAGTTTGATATTCCGCTGCTGACCGATTTGCTCCGTGATCTGAATGAGGACGGTTTCGATGTGTCGCTTACCGGTTTTGATGCTGCCGAGATGGAGGATTTGTTCAGGGAAAAAACCTCCGGAAAAGTCAAGGAGGATAATTTTGACGCGGATAAAGCCGCCGCCGAGATTGAAACGCCGGTGTCACAGCGCGGCGATATATGGCTGCTCGGAAATCATCGCTTGATGTGCGGCGACAGCACCTCGCCCGATGATGTACACAAACTGATGGACGGTGGTAAAGTACGGATGGTGTTCACCGATCCTCCTTGGAATGTGGACTACGGCTCCGATGCCAAGCACCCAAGCTGGAAGTCGCGGCAGATATTGAACGACAAAATGAGTACCGAGCAGTTCGGTGCTTTTTTATTGGCGGCGTTCAAGTGTATGGCAGCCGTTTCCGAATCCGGCTGCATGACCTATGTGGTTATGTCGGCACAGGAATGGGGAAACATCATGCCCGCCATGCACGATGCTGGTTACCACTGGTCAAGTACCATCATTTGGGCGAAGGATTCGCTTGTGCTTTCCCGCAAGGATTACCACACGCAGTACGAACCGCTATGGTACGGCTGGCTGGAGGGCGGCACCAAAGCGAAGCGGCTCTGTCCGCTCAAAGACAGGAAGCAGTCCGACCTTTGGCAAGTTCCGCGCCCCAAGGTGTCGGTAGAGCATCCCACCATGAAGCCGGTGGCGTTAGTGGCAAAGGCACTGCTTAACAGTTCCCGCACCGGCGATGTTGCTTTGGACTTGTTTGGCGGCTCCGGCACGACGCTCATCGCCGCCGAGCAGACCGAGCGCATCTGCCGCATGATGGAGCTTGACGCAAAATACTGCGATGTAATTGTAAAACGCTTTATCGCTCAAGCCGACAGTGACGAGGATGTTTTCCTTTTGCGTGACGGCGTGAAATCAACCTATGCGGAGTGTGACAAACACCTCGCAAGCGAGGTGCGAGATGGATAAATTAACGATGGGTTCGCTCTTTGACGGCTCCGGCGGCTTTCCGCTCGGGGCTTTAATTAACGGCATCACGCCTGTGTGGGCTTCGGAAATCGAACCGTTCCCCATCCGTGTGACGACCAAACGGCTGCCGTTCATGAAGCATTACGGAGATATCGGCAAATTGGACGGTGCCGAAATAGAGCCGGTAGACATTATCACCTTTGGCAGCCCGTGTACCAATATGTCGGTGGCTGGTAAGCGCGAAGGCTTGAACGGCGAACAATCGGTTCTGTTTTATCAAGCCATAAGAGTCATAAAAGAAATGAGGTGTGCAACAAATGGACGCTATCCACGGTTTATCGTGTGGGAAAATGTGCCCGGCGCTTATTCAAGCGCGGGAGGTGGCGATTTTAGGGAAGTCCTCTCCGAAATCGTCAAAATCAAAGACGAAGGGTTATCTGTTCCTATGCCTGAAAGCGGAAAGTGGCTGCCGTCCGGCGAAATCGTGGGCGACGGTTTTTCCGTCGCGTTCAGGTGTATCGACGCGCAATTTTGGGGAGTCGCCCAACGCCGCCGCCGTTGTTACCTTGTCGCGGATTTTGATGGCGAATGTGCCGGAAAAATACTATTTGAGTTCGAAAGCCTGTCAGGGTATACTCCGCAGGGCTTCGGCGCGGGGAAAGGAACTGCCGCCGATGCTGAAGGAGGCGCTGGAACGGCAAGCCTCACGGTCTTAAATGATCAGGGCGGTTCCAATATGGATGTTTCGGAAAATATAACCGGAACGCTGCGCGCCGAGGAGCATGGGCATCAACCGCTGATATTCGAACCCGGCGCGGTTTCCCGGATTGGCGGTCATGCTTGGGATGATGTGACAGGCGCGCTTCGTGCCGATATGGGCGACAACCAACTGAGCGTGGCGATTCCCATCAACACGCAGATTGCCACAAGGCATATGGCACTTGGGGAAAGCACCGGCTTTGGTGTTGGTGAAGATGGCGATCCCGCTTTCACTTTACAAGCGGCGCATTCTCACGCTGTGGCAGTGGAAAATCATCCCGCTGATAGCCGGATAAAACTGGACGAAAGCGGCACGATGCAGACGCTTACCGGACGCATGGGTACCGGAGGCGGGAATGTTCCGCTCGTTGCTTCTTTCATGGGCGGTCAGGGTTCGGATGCCGGTAGTATCGCTTACAGCGAAGAAACCGCACCGACGCTTAAAGGACAGGCGGGTGGGAATTCGGTGCCAATGGTGATGAATGAGCGGCAGTTCGCTCTCACTGTTGGCGAGGATGTTGCGAACACGCTGACCGGCACGGATTTCAAAGGAACGCAGTGCGTGTTCGAGCCAACTCCGCAGTCGTTGAAAATCCGCTCCGGCTGCGATGGCGGCGGCAAAGGTGCGCTGGTTCAAGATGATAAATCTGCTACTCTCTCCTGCAATAACGACCAGACGGTGTTCGTTCCGTTCCGAAAAGGAACACGGCCGCATAACAAGGACGAGGGGCAAAAATGGGAAGAGGCTGAAACCGCCAACACGCTGAATACCTTTGATACCGGCAAGAATCGGTGTAATGAACTGGCGGTCATGGCGGATGTCTCCCCTGTGGCTTACGGCATCTGCTCCGACGCCAGTAATGCCATGCGCTCTGGCAATCCTGAAAGTGGGGTTTACGAAGCGGACACCAGCAGGACGCTTGACGGCAACGGCGGCAATCCCGCCTGCAATCAGGGCGGCATGGCGGTAGTTGCTTTACAGGGCAGCATGATTGGGCGCGAGGATAAGAACGGACCCCAAGGCAGCGGCATCAATGAGGATGTGTGTTTCTGTTTAAATACTATAGACAAACACGCTGTTGCATATCATCAAGATACCAAAGAAGAAATTGTAGGTTGCTTGAATGCCCGTGATTATAAAGGTGTGGGCAGTCAATATGTAGACGAAGGAAAATGTGTCGTTGACGATACGCTTTACTGTGTCCGCAGGCTCGTTCCACAAGAATGCGCCATGCTTCAGGGCTTCCCTCCCGACTGGTGTGCGAATTTAGAAACCTCCGAACCATCAGAAGCGGATATCGCTTGGTGGTCGGAGGTTTTTGAAACGCACCGAAAGATTATGGGAACGTCGGGCAAGCCGAAAAGCCGGAAGCAGATCATAAAGTGGCTGCAAAATCCGCACTCCGATGCCGCCGAGTACAAGATGTGGGGCAACGGTGTGGCTCTGCCGTGCGTATGCTTCGTCATGGCGGGGATTGCGTGGGTATCGGAGCAGTTATAATCTGCTGTGCTATACACAAATCCTGCCGCTTGTATTTGGTAGTTATTTTCTTGAGAATTATCTTGCTATTCACAGCGTTTAGAGTGATGAATGTAACTACCAAAAATTATGAAAGGCGGTACAAACGCATGAAAATCAATTATAACGTAACAGGCGCACAGCGCAAATCACTGGTGGGCGCAATCAGTCAGGAACTGAACGCCCAGACAAAATACCTCGGAGCGCCGACATTCGGCTACGAGGTGGGCGGTTACATCATCGACAAAAACGGAGTGCTTGAGGGCGAGGATAACCACGGCTTGGTAGCAGACCTTCAGGGCTTGCACAGCTTCGTTCCCGTCAGCGAGGAATACGACATGCCGCTGCCCGAAGCGCCGGAAGCACCTGCTTTCGAGGACTTGGCGATGACCGCCGAGGAAGAACTCGGGCTTGGCAGGAGCCGCCGTGACCATCACGGTGAAGATGGAATGCAGGCAAGCGATGTTCCCGAACCCGACTCACTGGTCATCAAAATGCCGAAGGACGGCTTCACCGAAACGGCCATCGCCAACCTCGAAAAGCTGGTGGAAAGCAAAGCGGCGCTTGTTAAAAAGGCTCTCGGCGCGGAGGATTTAACAATTGAGCAGACTGAGGAAACGCTGCGGTTTCCATGGTTCACCTTTAACGCATCGGCTGACGAGATCAGTGCCTATACCAAATTCATCACCGCGCTCTGCGCAATGGCAAAAGAGCAAAAGCGTGTCACAGCCAAAGAAAAGCCGGTGGATAACGAAAAGTACGCTTTCCGCTGCTTCCTGCTCCGGCTCGGCTTTATCGGCGCGGATTACAAGACCGAGCGGAAAATCCTGCTCCAAAACCTCTCAGGCAACGGCTCCTTCAAAAGCGGTGAACGCAGACAGGAGGATGAGGCCGCTTCCAATGCGGAGACCATCGCTCCGGATACTCTGGCAGAGGCATTGGCGGATGCAGAATTAATACACGCTGTCAATATGTCATTTGAAAATGAAACGGCTGGAGGTGGCGGCAATGAATAAACTAACAGCCATCTACTGCCGTGTTGCGCATCCGGCCACAACGGCCGTTTTTACGGCGGCACTGCAAAGGGAAAGCCTGATTCGGTATGCCAAGGAGCATGGGTACGAAAATATCGTTTGCTACGAGGACATCGGATTCAACGGACTGGCATTAACCGGCCGCCCATCTTTTCAAGGGATGCAGAAAGACATTGATGCCGGAAATGTTCAAATGGTTATCGTCCGCAGCTTAGACCGCATCGGGCGCAATACCGCCGAGGTGGTTGGCTGGCTTTCCGGCCTTCGGTCTAAGGGCATCGAATTCATAGCCGCAGTTCATCCGGACATTTCCATTGAATTACTGCAAAAGTTGTATGGCACGGAAAGCGGGGTGACGGTTAATGAATAAGTTTCCGTCAAAAGAAACCGTCGAGCGGTTAAGGCAAATGTACCCGTCCGGCTGCCGGGTGGAGTTGGTTTCAATGGATGACCCATATACCAAGTTGGAACCCGGCGACCAAGGCACCGTAAAGTTTGTGGATGATATCGGCACTATCTTCGTGAATTGGGACTGCGGTTCCGGTCTCGGGATAGCCTACGGCGAGGATGTCTGCCGGAAAGTGGGGTGATGCCATGCAGGAAGCATTTTCAGGAAGCAAGCGGAGCTCGCGCAGGAATAAGGGATACAAGCTGCGGTTCCGTTATGAAATGCAGAGGGGTACGAGACTCCGCAAACGGAGCCTTGAGAAAAGCGTTCGGGCGAAAAAAGCGGAGGACACTCCCAAAAACGGCTGTGCCTACCGAAAGCTGAAAGGCGGTCGGAAATGCCGCTGGACTATGACCTGAAGTGCCTGTAAAAACGCCGTAAAGTACACAATTCCAAGGGCAAAACATTGTGTAGTATACGGTGCGTAATTGACTTGCTATTTAAGCCGTTTAGAGTGATTAATGTACATGCGAAAAGCAAAACACACTCGAAAGGAGCAAAAATAGCATGTTTGAAAACAAATTTGGCATTGAGGTAGAATTCACGGGGATAACGAGGACTCAGGCGGCAAAGGTTGCTGCGGAGTTTTTAAACGGCACGGTCAGCGAGGGCGGCGACTACTACGATACGAAGAAGGTCACAACACCGGACGGCAGGGTTTGGAAGTTCATGTACGACTCCAGCATCAGGGCGCAGAAAAAGGAAAACGGCAGGATAACCTCCGCCACCGACCTTTACAAGGTGGAACTGGTCAGCCCGATACTTTCCTACCACGAGGACATCGACACACTGCAGGAGCTTATCCGCAGGCTCCGCAAGGCTGGCGGCTTCGCCAACAGCAGCGCGGGGATTCACATACACCTCGACGGCTCGAACCACACGCCGAAAAGCATCCGAAACTTTATAAACATAATCGCCAGCAAGAACGACCTTTTTTACAAGGCACTCCAAATCGAACCGGACAGGATGCGGTACTGCAAAAAGATGGATGCCTACTTGGTAGACCGGATGAACGAAAAAAAGCCAAAGACCCTTTCACAAATCAAGGACATCTGGTACGAGGGCTACGGCGAAAGCCAGAGCCAACACTACCACAGCAGCCGGTACCACTTTTTGAACCTCCACAGCTTTTTCACCGGCAACCACACGGTCGAGCTTAGGGGCTTCAACAGCGACAGCGGAAACGGCACTCTCCACGCAGGCGTCATAAGGTCATATATAATACTCGCCTTGGCGCTTAACCACCAAGCCTTGACACAGCGGAGCGCCAGCGCTAAGAAAAACCAGACCGAGAACGAGAAATTCGCCATGAGGACATACCTCAACCGCATCGGCTTCATTGGCGAGGAATTCAAAAACTGCCGCGAACACCTCTGCAAGCATTTAGCAGGGTCAGCGGCATGGCGATTTCGGACAGCCGCTTGAAGGTAAGGTTGGGAAATAAGGCAAACCGGCCACAGGGGGCGAGTTTTCGCCCCCGTGGGCAAGACCGGAAGCTCAAGGGTTTATATATAACTTTTATTAGGGGCGCGAACGTGGGCAAACACGGGCGCGTACCGCGAAGATTACAAGGAGGCAAAGAATATGAACAGTGAAAACACAATCTATGTTGCTTACGGAAGCAATTTAAATCTGGAACAAATGGAATGGCGGTGTCCTTACGCAAAGGTACTCGGCAACGCCGAATTGCGTGATTACCGGCTTTTATTCCGAGGAGGAAACGGTGGCTCGGTGGCTACTGTCGAGCCGAAAAAGGGTGGCATCGTTCCGGTTTTGCTTTGGGACATCACACCGCGCGATGAGGAGGCACTCGACCGTTACGAAGGCTGGCCGCGCCTCTACCGCAAGGAAACGGTCACGGTCTATTACGAAGGCAAGCCAGTCAAGGCGATGGTTTACATCATGAACGACGGCAGGCCTCTTGGATTTCCGAGTGAACATTATTTGCAAACCATTATTGAGGGATACCTCTCGGCGGGGTTTGACAAAAAAACGCTGGAACAGGCTGTAAAGGCTTCGGCGGGAAGGAGAGCGTGATGGATGACAAGATTGTCGAGCAGATTCTCACTATACGGGCAAGCGGAAAATATAACATGTTTGACGCTGTCGGCGTTCAGGTGGAGGCGAACAAGCGCGGTTTCTATGAACTGGTGGTGTTCATCGAGGAACACAGGGACGCATACAGCCGCTTCATCCTGACCGGCGAACGCGGATAAAACACACTATACAATACCGAAGGGTCGCATTATGCGGCTCTTTTTGTTTGCAATATTCAGGAAGGAGGCGTTTACGCTGCGGAAACTGAAACGATATAAACCAACTATATACACGGCTGACGACTCCGAATACGACCGTCAGGCGGCGGACAACGCCGTCACCTTTATTAACTGCCTCAACCACACCAAAGGTGAATGGTACGGCCAGTCGTTTGAACTCATCGACTGGCAGGAGCAAATTATCCGAGATGTGTTCGGCATCCTCAAACCCAACGGCTACCGCCAGTTCAACACCGCCTATGTGGAAATTCCGAAAAAACAAGGCAAGCAGCTTGCTTTAAACACGCTGCTTCCAACTCCTGACGGATTTAAGACTATGGGTTCCATTAGTTTAGGAGATACGGTATTTGACGAGCGCGGACACCCCTGCCGTGTAGTTGCCAAAAGCAATGTAGACTATACGGAACAATCCTACCGTATCACCTTCAAAGATGGCGGGGTCATTGAAGCGGGTGAAAACCATCAATGGTACGGCGAATATACCCATGGTAAACCGCGTTCCGTTATTATGACGACCGGGGAACTGTCCCGGCTTCCGCGCGACGGAAACTCTCTGCGGTTCCGGATTCCCGCCGCAGCGCCCATTGAGACACTAAATGCCGATTTGCCAATAGAACCATATCTTTTTGGTTACTGGCTCGGTAACGGAAATGCCGTAAAGCCGGAAATCACAATCAAAACCGGTGATGTGGCGGCTGTGCTGCGCAATATCGCATATGGCTGCGAAATATCCGGCGCATGGGAAAATGTTGGCGACAGTTTGGTTTTCCGTATTCCCGCGTTAAAAGACGCGCTGCTTTCCAGTTTCCATGATAAGGTCATACCATCCGTGTATCTGCGGTCGGGAAAAGCGCAGCGCATCAGGCTGCTTCAAGGGTTAATGGATTCAGACGGCGCAGTCAGCAGCCGTAAAGGGCAGGCAGTTTATACATCCGCTGAAAAGGCACTGGCGGAGAGTGTCAGCGAACTGCTTTGGAGCCTTGGTATTAAAAATGCGGTTACCAGTGCTCCGTCCACCCAGCGCACGGACTGGTCAAGGCCGAGTGCTGAATGCGGCAGGAAACTTACCGGCGAAACCCTGTACTATGTTAAATTTACAGCCTTTAATGATATGCCGGTGTCCGGAATATACAGAAAACGAATACGTGCAGTAGGACGGAATCCCCAAACCCGCAGCCATTACAGATACATTGACAAAATAGAGCCTGTTCCAAATACAGGAATGCAATGCATCCAAGTAGACAGTCCGTCTCACCTATATTTGGCGGGGAGGTCTTTTATTCCTACCCATAACAGTGAACTGGCGGCGGCAATCGCGCTGCTGCTCACCTGCGGCGATTTCGAGCATGGCGGCGAGGTGTACGGCTGCGCCTCCGACCGCCAACAGGCAAGCATTGTCTTTGACGTGGCCTGCGGCATGGTGGAACAATGTCCGGCGCTGAAGCAGCGGATAAAACCCATGATTTCGCAAAAAAGGCTGATATACAAACCGCTTGGCAGTTTCTATCAGGTATTATCGGCAGAGGCGTACACTAAGCACGGGCTGAACGTCCACGGCGTGGTATTTGACGAGCTTCACGCACAGCCGAACCGCCAGCTTTATGACGTTATGCTCCACGGCTCCGGCGACGCAAGGAAGCAGCCTCTATTTTTCCTTATTAGCACCGCCGGTACAGACCGGCACTCCATCTGTTGGGAAGTACACCAAAAAGCGGAGGATGTTCTGCAAAGCCGGAAGATTGACCCGACCTTCTACCCTGTGATTTACGGCGCTCCGGATGAAGCCGACTGGACGAGCGAAAAGGTATGGAAGCAAGTCAACCCATCGCTCGGCATCACTGTTGACATTGAAAAGCTGCGTGTAGCCTGTGATAACGCCAAGAGCAATCCCGCCGAGGAGAATCTGTTCCGGCAGCTTCGCCTGAACCAGTGGGTAAAGCAGTCGGTGCGCTGGATGCCGATGGCGAAGTGGGACGCCTGCGGATTTCCGGTGGATGCGGAAAGCCTGCGCGGACGCACCTGCTACGGCGGTTTGGACTTATCCTCCACCACCGACATCACGGCTTTTGTCTTGGTGTTCCCGCCGCTTGACGAAAGCGACAAATACCAGATACTGCCGTTCTTCTGGATACCGGAGGACAACATCGGCATCCGCGTGAAGCGGGACCATGTGCCGTATGATATATGGGAAAAACAAGGGTTTCTGCTGACCACCGAAGGCAACGTAGTCCACTACGGCTTCATTGAGAATTTCATTGACGAACTCGGAGTGAAATATAACATCCGAGAGATCGCGTTCGACCGTTGGGGCGCGGTGCAGATGGTGCAGAACCTTGAGGGCTTGGGCTTTACTGTCGTTCCGTTCGGTCAGGGCTTCAAGGATATGTCGCCATCGACAAAGGAATTCATGCGGCTGACGCTTGAGGAGAAACTGGCGCACGGCGGGCATCCGGTTCTTCGGTGGATGGTGGACAATATCTTCGTCCGGACAGATCCCGCCGGAAACATCAAGCCGGATAAAGAAAAGTCAACGGAAAAAATAGACGGCGCGGTCGCCACCATCATGGCACTGGATCGTGCGGTTCGGCATCAAGGTAATGACGGCGGCAGCGTCTACGAGGAAAGGGGGTTGCTGATACTATGAGCATATTTACAGGCTTGTTCCGCTCAAGGGATAAGCCTCAAAACAAAATCGGGAGCGCGTTCAGCTTCCTGTTTGGCGGCACATCGTCCGGCAAAGCCGTCAACGAGCGTACCGCCATGCAGACCACGGCGGTATACGCCTGCGTCCGGATACTGGCCGAGTCCGTGGCGGGGCTGCCGGTTCACATATACCAATACAAGGATGACGGCGGTCAGGAAAAGGTGACCGGACACCCATTATATTATCTGCTCCACGATGAGCCGAACCCGGAGATGACTTCATTTGTGTTCAGGGAAACATTGATGAGTCATCTTCTTTTATGGGGAAACGCCTACGCGCAGATTATCCGTGACGGCAGAGGCCGTGTGCTGGCGCTCTACCCTCTGCTGCCGAACCGGATGGATGTGGATCGGGCGGCAAACGGTGAGATTTTCTACACCTACCGCAGAGATTCCGGCGAGAGCCGGATAAATCCGGAGAGCGGAACGGTTACGCTGCGGCGTGACGAGGTCTTGCATATACCCGGACTCGGTTTTGACGGACTGGTCGGCTATTCGCCCATCGCCATGGCGAAAAACGCCATCGGCATGGCGCTTGCCACCGAGGAATACGGCGCCACCTTCTTTGCTAACGGCGCGAACCCGGGCGGCGTACTGGAGCATCCCGGAGTTGTCAAAGACCCGCAACGCGTGAAAGATAGCTGGAACACCGCCTACCAAGGCAGCAAAAACGCCCACCGCGTGGCAGTGCTTGAAGAGGGCATGAAATATCATCAGGTCGGCATCGCTCCGGAAGAGGCGCAGTTCCTTGAGACGCGCAAATTCCAGCTTAACGAGATAGCGAGGATTTTCCATGTACCTCCCCATATGATCGGGGACTTGGAAAAGTCCAGTTTCAACAATATCGAACAGCAATCGCTGGAGTTTGTAAAATACTCACTCAATCCGTGGGTTGTCCGGTGGGAGCAGAGCCTTCAGCAGTCGCTGATACTGCCCTCGGAAAAATCCGCGCTTTATATAAAGCTGAATGTAGACGGACTGCTCCGGGGTGACTACAGCAAGCGCATGACGGGTTACGCCACTGCGAGGCAGAACGGCTGGATGAGCGCCAACGATATCCGTGAACTGGAAAACATGAACCGGATACCCGCCGGGGAAGGAGGCGACCTGTACCTTGTCAACGGCAATATGACCAAACTGGCCGACGCAGGTGCGGCTTACAGAAAATCGAATGAAACGGAGGAAACCACATGAGAAAATTTTGGAATTGGGTGCGTAACGATGGCGAGGAACGCACCCTCTATCTGGACGGTGTGATTGCGGAGGAAACTTGGTGGGGCGACGAGGTTACCCCAAAAATGTTCAAGGATGAGTTATTATCCGGCTCCGGCAATATCACCGTCTGGATCAATTCGCCCGGAGGCGATGTGTTTGCGGCGGCGCAGATTTATAACATGCTGATGGACTACCGCGCCGCGCACGGCGTAGACAGTGTCACCGTGAAGATTGACGGGCTTGCGGCTTCTGCGGCAAGCGTTATCGCTATGGCGGGCGGCGATGTGTATGTGTCGCCGGTCAGCATGATTATGATCCATAATCCGTCCACCACCGCATGGGGCGACAGTGAGGAAATGCTCCGCGCAAAGGCTCTGCTGGACGAGGTCAAGGAGAGCATCATCAACGCCTACGAGTTAAAAACCGGACTCTCCCGTACCAAGCTGGCGCACATGATGGACGACGAGTCTTGGATGAATGCGCATAAGGCGGTGGAGCTTGGTTTTGCGGACAAAATCATGTTCGCTGAGAACACGGCTCCGCAAGATAACGCAGAAGGTTTCGTTTACAGCCGGATGGCGGTCACTAATACCCTGCTGAGTAAATTCCCAAGGCAGAAACCCAAGGAATCCACAGGCATACCGATTGAGTCGCTGGAAAAGCGGCTCTCTTTAATTTCACACTAAATTTTTGAAGGAGGACTACACAATGAGTAAGATTTTGGAACTGCGCGAGAAGCGCGCGAAAGCATGGGACACGGCAAAAGCATTCTTGGACACCAAGCGCGGCGGCGATGGGCTGCTCTCAGCCGAGGATACCGCAACCTATGAAAAAATGGAAGCCGATGTTGTGGCGCTCGGCAAGGAAGTCGAGCGTCTGGAGCGGCAGGCCGCCATCGACTTGGAGCTTGGGAAGCCGACCAGCAATCCGATTACGGGCAAACCCACTACCGGTGACGGCGAGGAAAAGACCGGCAGGGCTGCCGCCGAGTATAAAAAGGCGTTCTGGAACGCCATGCGCACCAAAACTCCCCGTTCCGAGGTATTAAACGCTCTCAGCATCGGCACCGACAGCGAGGGCGGATACCTTGTACCGGACGAATTCGAGCAGACCTTGGTGGCGGCATTGGAGGAAGAAAACATCATCAGAACCCTCGCCCACGTTATCACTTCATCATCCGGCGACAAGAAAATCCCTGTCGTGGCAAGCAACGGCGCGGCAAGCTGGGTGGACGAGGGCGCGGCCATTCCGGAGAGCGACGATACCTTCGGTCAGGTCAACCTTGGCGCGCACAAGCTGGCTACCATGCTGAAAATCAGCGAGGAGCTTCTCAACGACAGCGCGTTCAATCTGGAGCAATATGCCGCGAAGGAATTCGGCCGCAGGATCGGCAGAGCCGAGGAGGAGGCGTTCATCGGCGGCGACGGCACCGGCAAGCCTACCGGATTCCTCACTTCGGCGCAGATCGGAGTGACGGCGGCGGGGGCTGCGGCAATCACGCTGGACGAAATCATCGACCTTTACCACAGCCTGCGCGAACCATATCGCAGGAACGCTGTATTTATCGTCAACGACATAACGGTGAAGGCAATCCGCAAGCTGAAGGACAGCACCGGCGTTTACCTGTGGCAGCCGTCCATGCTGGCGAACACGCCGGATACCATTTTAGGGCGTCCGGTTAAAACAAGCAGCTTCATGCCTACGCTTGCGGCAGCTAACAAAACCATCGCCTTTGGCGACTTTTCCTACTACTGGATTGCCGACCGTCAGGGCAGGGCGTTCAAACGTCTGAACGAACTGTACGCCGCAAACGGTCAGGTCGGTTTCCTCGGCTCACAGCGCGTGGACGGCAAGCTGATCCTACCGGAAGCCGTCAAAGTCCTGCAGATGAAATCTGCGTAAGAAGGGAGGCGGCGGCAATGGCTGTCACGGCGAAAATGCAGAAACTGCTCCAAAAAGTCAAGGCGAACCTTATCTTACAGCATAACGAGGACGACGCGCTGATATTAGGCTTCATTGCCGCTGCCGTTTCCTACGCCGAAAGCTGTCAGCATAAGCCGGAAAATTATTATTCCAAACGTTGCGGTAAAATGTCCGCCACTACCGAGCAGGCTGTGATTATGCTGTCATCCCACTTTTACGAGAGTCGGGACGGCTCAACGGGCGGCTTCTTCGCGGACAATGTGCAGGCTGGTCAGCAGGTGTGGAACACGGTCAATATGCTTCTTCGGCTTGAGAAGGACTGGAAGGTGTGATTATGAGTTATGGGAAAATGAACACATTTATCGACATCATAACCACCGAGCCGGTCAAGGATGACGAGGGCTTCGTGAACACCGGCGACACCGTCCTTGCCAGCGTTCGTGCGTATAGGGAAGAACGGCACGGCAACGAGAAATGGGCGAACAGGGCGGCGTTTTCAACAGCTACCGCCCTGTTCCGTTTCCGAAAGCTGCCCTCGTTGGAAATAACCACTTCATTATATATAGCCTGCTCAGATGGGCGCTACCGGATACTGAGTGTCGAGGATGTAAAGGGACGTGGGATGTATATTGAGGTTTTGGCTGAAAAAATAGAGCCGACTGTGAGGTGATATGTATGGCGAAAGTAAATATAAAAATGCCGGAGGAATTTCTGCTGAAGGTTTCCCGGCTGGCTGATAAAACGGATGAAATTGTGCCGAAGGTACTGGAAGCCGGAGGCGATGTGGTTCTGGCGAAGGTAAAAAGCAATCTCAACTCCGTCATCGGCAGCGGCACGAAATATCCGTCCGAGTCCACCGGCGAACTGGCTGCTTCGCTTGGCGTATCGCCCGCAAAGGTGGACAAAAATGGTACGCACAATGTGAAGGTTGGCTTCAATGAGCCTCGCCGCAAACAGAGCGCAGCCAAAGGCAAGCGCAGCTACTATGTGGCTACCAACGCCATGATTGCCAACGTTATCGAATACGGTAAGCACGGGCAGCCTGCAAAGCCGTTCCTGAAACCGGCGAAGTCCGCTTCAAGAAAACCGTGTGTCGAGGCGATGAAGGCAAAGCTGGAGGAGGAAATTAACAATATATGAGTATTTTACGGGAACTGAACACGATACTGGATGTGCTTGGCGTTCCGGTGGAGACCGGCGTATTCAAGGGCAAGGCTCCGGATGAGTATGTGGTTATCACTCCGATGACCGATTCTTTCGAGGGCTTTGCCGACAACAAGCCGCAGTACGAAACGCAGGAGGCACGGATATCGCTGTTCAGTAAAAACAACTATCAGCAGCGCAAAAATCAAATTGTGAAAGCGTTGCTGAATGCGGATATTACGGTGACCGACAGGCACTACATCGGTCATGAGGACGATACCGGTTACCACCATTACGCCGTTGACGCGGCAAAAGAATATGAACTGAAGGAGGACTAATTTATGGCGACTATAGGTCTTGACAGGCTGTATTATGCCAAAATCACCGAGGATACAACCGGTGATGAAACCTACGGCACTCCTGTGATATTGGCAAAAGCCATCTCAGCGGAACTTTCCGTGGAGCTTGCGGAAGCGACGCTTTATGCCGACGACGGTGCCGCTGAGATTATCAAGGAGTTTAAAAACGGAAAATTATCCCTCGGCGTGGATGATATCGGCCGCACCGCCGCCGAGGAACTGACCGGCTCCACTGCTGACGATAACGGTGTGCTTATCTCCGCCAGCGAGGACGGCGGTGATCCGGTAGCCATCGGCTTCCGCGCGAAAAAGGCGAACGGCAAATACCGTTATTTCTGGCTGTACCGCGTGAAATTCGGGGTGCCGAGTACCAATCTCGCCACCAAGGGAGACAGCATTTCTTTCCAGACGCCGACCATCGAAGGCACCATATCGCGCCGTACTAAGTTGGACGGAAACGGAAACCATCCGTGGAAAGCCGAGGTCAACGCCGACGACGAGGGCGTTTCTGCTGAGACGATTTCCGGCTGGTATACGAAGGTTTATGAGCCGGTGTTCGGCAATGAGGGAGGTTGATTGTAATGGCTGACACAGTTAATGAAAGAAGCGCCATCGTTAAAATCGGCGGCGATGAATATGAGATGATACTCACCACACGCGCCACGAAGGAAATCGGCAAGCGGTACGGCGGACTTGGCAATCTGGGCGACAAGCTGATGAAATCCGAGAACTTCGAGATGGCTTTGGATGAAATCGTGTGGTTGATTACGCTTTTAACGAATCAGAGCATCCTGATACACAACCTGAAAAACAAGGATAATCCCAAGGATGTGCTGCTGGAGGAAGAGGTGGAGCTTCTCACCTCGCCTATGGAACTGGCCGACTACAAGAACGCAATTATGGAGGCAATGTTCCGAGGTACCAAGCGCGAGATTTTCAGTGAAGAGGACAACTCAAAAAACGCCGAAGTCGGGTAAGCGATGAAGAAACGTTTACCCGGCTTTTATATTACGGAACGGTACACTTAAACCGCTCCGAGGAGGAAACGTGGCTCATGCCCGTAGGACTGCTGCTTGATTTATGGGAGTGCCACCGGCAGTTCCTCGGCATGGCGAAACCGAAGCGGGAGCTTTTTATTGATGATGTAATCCCCGATGGAATCTGATTCCTGCGGGGATTTGAATTTTTCAGGGGAAGGAGGCGGTGGTATTGTCTGACAATTTTGGCTTGAAGATAGGCATTGACGGCGAAAAAGAATTTAAAAACGCATTGAAGGACATCAATCAGTCGTTCAAGGTGCTTGGCTCCGAGATGAACCTTGTGTCGGCACAGTTCGATAAAAACGACAAATCCGTACAGGCGGTGACGGCGCGCAACGCAGTTCTGAACAAGGAAATCGAAGCGCAGAAGGATAAAATCTCCACGCTGAAACAGGCTCTTTCCAACGCCTCCGAGTCCTTTGGCGAAACCGACAAACGCACACAAGCGTGGGCAATTCAGCTTAACAACGCAGAAGCCGAGTTAATCGGCATGGAAAAGGAACTGGATAAAAACAACAAGGCGCTCGGTGAGGAAGCGGACGGCTTGGGCGACGCGGAAAAAGGCGCAGACGATTACGGAGACGCCATTGAGGATGCCGGAGATCAGACCGAGAAATCCAGCGGCAAGATGGAAAAGCTCGGTGATATCGCCAAAGGCATCGGCGTGGCGCTTGCGGCAGCCGTGGCGGCCATCGGGGCGGCTGTGGGTGCGGCGGCAAGCAAAATCAACGACTGCGTCAACGTGTACGCCACCTTTGAGGATTCCATGCTTCAGGTCGCCGCCACGATGGGTATGAGCGCCGACGAAATCAAGAACGGCAGTGAATCCTACAAGCTGCTGGAACAGGCGGCGAAGGACGCCGGAGCGAACACGCGCTATTCCGCTTCGGAAGCCGCTGAAGCGCTGAATTACCTCGCTCTTGCCGGATACGACGCGGAAAAAGCGGCTGAGACGCTCCCCGCCGTGCTGAACCTTGCGGCGGCAGGCAATATGTCACTGGCTTCCACCTCCGACCTTGTCACCGATGCGATGAGCGCGCTGAAGATGGAAACGTCCGAAATTGACGTTTTCATGGATCAGATGGCGAAAACATCGCAGAAGTCCAACACCAGCGTACAGCAGTTGGGCGAAGGCATCCTTGTTGTCGCGGGAACGGCTACATCCACCGGACAGGAATTATCCACCTTAAACACATCCCTTGGCGTACTGGCCGACAACGGCATCAAGGGAGGCGAGGGCGGCACACACCTTAGGAACGTGCTGCTCTCCCTTGCATCTCCCACCGACAAAGCCGCCGCACAGCTTAAGTCACTCGGGGTGTCGGTGTACGACAGTCAGGGTAACATGCGGCAGCTTAATGATATCATGAATGATCTGAATGGCGAACTCTCCAATATGTCGCAGGAGGAGCGCACCAACGCCCTGTCCGATATCTTTAATAAGACCGACCTGAACTCGGTCAACGCACTGTTGGGTGCTACTACAGGCCGGTTCGATGAACTGTCGGAAGCTATCATTGATTCCAATGGCGCGGCGCAGGCTATGGCCGAGACGATGGAGAGCGGGCTTGCGGGCGCGGAGCGTTCCTTCAACAGCGCCGTCGAGGGCATGCAGATTGAAATCGGCTCCCTGTTCGCGGCAATGAAGCAGGGTTTCATGGAGGACGCTACCGGCATCATCCGAACCTTTACGCAGAACCTGCAGGCCGCCGAAGGCGACTGGTCTAAGATTGGCGAGGCAGTCGGTCAGCTTCTCACCGACTTTGTGAATATGTTTGCCGAAATGCTCCCGCAGATTGTGGACATCGGGATGCAGATCATTACTATGCTCGGCAAGGCGCTCATTGACAACCTTCCGGTCATCGTGGACGCGGCTTCGAATATTATTGTGGCTCTGCTTGAGGGAGTCATCGCCGCGCTGCCCGGACTGACCGACGGCGCGCTGCAGCTTGTGCTTGCGCTGGTTGACGGCATACTCGCCAACCTTCCGGCATTGGTGGAAGCGGCGATTCAGATGATTGCCACATTGGTTTCAGGGATTGGCGAGGCTCTCCCGCAGCTTATTCCCGCCATAATACAGGCGGTCGTGCTGATTTGCCAGACACTGCTGGATAACCTGCCTCTGTTGCTGGACGCGGCGTTACAGCTAATACTCGGGCTTGCCGAGGGACTGCTTGCGGCCATACCACAGCTTATTCAGGCGTTACCCGCCATCATAACGGCCATACTGGACTTCCTCATCGGGGCGATTCCGCAGATAATCGATGCGGGCGTTCAGCTTTTGGTGTCACTGGTGACCGCGCTGCCTGAAATCATCGCCAGCATCATAGCGGTCATACCGCAGATTATCGCGTCTCTGGTGACAGCCATTATCCAGTCCATCCCGATGATTATCCAAGCCGGAATCGACCTGCTGGTGTCACTCATACAGGCTCTGCCGCAGATTATTACTTCTATCATAGCGGCCATTCCTACGATTATCAGCGGCATCGTGAATGCGCTCATCGGGAACATCGACAAGATCATCATGGCAGGCATACAACTGTTCATTGCGCTGATTAAGGCTCTGCCAACCATAATCGTAGAAATTGTGAAGGCCATACCGCAGATTATCTCAGCGATTGTTAAAGGCTTTACCGACAACATCGGCAAGATGGTGGAAATCGGCAGTAACCTCATCAAGGGATTATGGCAGGGCATTACGAACGTAGCCGACTGGCTGTGGGGTAAAATTTCCGGATTCTTCGGCGGCGTGGTAGACAAGATTAAAAACTTCTTCGGCATACATTCGCCGTCCACCCTGTTTGCGGAGCTTGGCGGCAACATGGGTGAAGGCATCGGCGTGGGCTTTGAAAAGGCGATGGAACAGGTCAGCGAGGATATGCAGAACGCCATCCCCACCGATTTTGATGTGAACGCTGGTGTGAACGTGAATGGCAGCGCCAGCTTTGGAGGTTATGGCAGCGTAGGAAACAGTCCGCTTGTAGTCGTTCAGCAGATGATTGTCCGCACCGAGGACGATATCCGCAGGATTTCACAGGAACTATATAACTTGATGGAAACCGGTTCAAGGGCGCAGGGGCGCTTTAGTCCGGCTTAAGGGAGGGAGATTATGGGCTTTATATATAACGGAATATCGTCGCAGGGCATGAAAATCAGGGCGCGGCTGACAGCTTGGCAAGCCTCTCCCTCCCTGCGCAATTCCTATGTGACCGTACCCGGCAAGGCTGGTGTGGCCGATTTCGGCTGTGACAGTGCGGAACGAAGCATCACCGTCCGGTGCGGCGTTTTACCACAGAAGAACTTTGCCGCACTGGTGTCGGTATTGGACGGCATGGTAGAGTGGCTTGATCCATTGCGGGGGCTTCGAGAGCTTGTGCTGGATGACGTACCGGACAGATATTTCATGGCGCGGCTCTCCGAAGCCGTGGACTGCGACCGTCTGCTCCGGTCGGCGGGCGCATTCGACTTGAAGTTCGTCTGCCCTGATCCACACGCCTATGCCTTGACTGACGAGACATACACCATAAGCATGGTCGGAACGCATGAAGTCCGGCGCACTAAAGGCAACACGGACTCTGAACCGGTGTATCTCCTCAAGGGAGCCATCTCCTCCGGAACCTCTGCTTATGTTTCGCTGAAGACAAACGACAGTGAGCTAAAGATCGTCGGCGCGCTGTCCTCCGGCGAAACGCTGGTCATCGACACCGGCAAGGTTACCGCAAAAGTGGTAAACGCACAGGGCGAAACGCTCCGGAATGGGCTGCCCTGTCTGCAGGAACTGAACTTTCCGGTGCTTCAAAAAGGAACTAACACCGTGACCGTCAGCGTTACCGGCGCGACATTTACGGAATTAAAAATACAGGCGCAGAGCCGGTGGAGGTGATATCGTGGCGGTAAAATCAATTCTCACAACACAAGAAGATTTCACAGGCGAGTTTCCGATAACCGAGCAGACCGCCGCCATGTGGCGGTTCAATGAATCCGCGCCGGACAGCGATATGCGTTTGCTGGATTCCTCCGGCAAGGGGCGGCATTTCACCGTTTCCGGCTGGTCGGGAACGACGGCGGGATTGCGCGAGGGGCGTCACGGCCGGTATTTTCGCTTTAATATCACAAATCCCACAACGGAAAAGACGCACCTAATTGCTACGAACGATGGGACATTCTTTAGTAACCTTGGCGATAAAATCGCCGTTGGCGGTTGGATAAATCCTACCACTTATTCGGTCGGCAATACCTACACGCCGATTTTCAATACACGAAACGGACCCGGACAGCCGATTATATATATATCGTTATACAGCGGCAGGCCGCGCATGATGTTATACAATTCTTCCGGTACATTAATTCTCGACCAGAACGAAACACCGGACTTCTCTATGGTAAACGGCGGATGGTATTTTATCGCCGCCATTATCGGGGTTACGGCGAAAACCTCACAGATGATACTGTGCAACAGGACTGACGGTACGGTCTGGACGGCTCCCCTTCGGACGTTTACCGGAGTGTTGAACGCATCCTGTGTGGCCAATATTGAAATGGGACGCCACACGGACATTTATTGGTATGCCGGAGGTTTTGACGACTGGTTTTTTGAAACGGACAGCAAGCTCACCATTGAGGACTTGGCGGTATATTTTCGTCAGGCGATGCTTGGCAACGGAGCGGATTCGTCCGCAGATGTGGATGCATTGACAGAACCCGGCGCGGTGCTTCTGAAACGGACGGATAGTAAATATGCCGAGAGCGGCGTATTGGAAACCACAGCGGCTCCCTGCTCCCTCTCCGGCAGCGGCCGGGTGTCGGTTACCAGTGAATATACGGCAGGGACAACGGCGGTCAGCCTTATTGAAACGTCCACCTCGGATGATTTACAGGACTGGTCGGCGTGGCAGTCGGTTGGGAGCAACGGCGAATTAGCTTCTCCGAACCGTTCCTACATTAAATATAGGGTTACACTGACCACTTCCGATACCTCTCTGACGCCAAAGCTGCTGGACATACAGCTAAACGATATACCAAAGCCGCCATATGAGCGGTTAGGTTTTGCCCGGCCGATGGTACTGGATAAAAACGGCGCGTGGGAATCTGTGCTGGAAAATGCCTACGACATCATCGTTACCGGTGAAGTCAACGGTGCGGATACACTGGAGTTCAAGCTGCCATACAGCGACGGCAAGCGGCTGACGATTGACAACGAGAAGTCGGTGCAGATTGTCAGCGACATCTACCGCGTCCGCACCATCACCGATGAAAAAGGCTCGGGCGGCAGTGCGGTCACGTCGGTGTACGCCGAGGCCGCTTTCTATGATCTGGCTTACTCTGCTGAAAAGCAGACGGTGGAATACAACGCCGACAAGCCGGATGTTCCCATGCGTTACGCCCTGCAGGGTACCGGCTGGTCTCTCGGTACGGTCACCGTAACCACGCTCCGGACATGGAAATGCGAGGAAAAGAACGCACTGGCAATTCTGCGAAAAGTACAGGACATTCACGGCGGTGACCTTGTGTTTGATAACGGTAACAAGATCGTACATCTGCTTACCTTCAGCGGCAAGGAATCCGGTGCGTTGTTCGCATACAAAAAGAACCTCAACAGCATCAAACGTGTTGTGGATACCCGTTCATTGGTGACGCGGCTGTACGCTTACGGCAAGGACGGCATGACCTTTTCCCTTATCAACGGCGGCAAGGAGTATGTGGAGGATTACACTTATTCCTCCGAGGTACGGGTTTCCACGCTGGACTGCTCCAATTTCACGAACCCGTACCAGATGCTGGAGTTCGCTAAAATGCGCCTTGCCGAGTATTCGAAGCCGCGCGTTTCCTATGTGCTGTCGGCCATGGACTTGTCGGTGCTGACCGGTTACGAACACGAGGATTGGGCGCTTGGGGATATCGTCACGGTGGACGACCGGGATCTAAACCTGACCATTCAGACGCGCATCATCGGGCGGCAGTACAATCTGCAGGAGCCGTGGAAAACGGTACTGGAGCTTTCCAGCAAGCTGCGTGAATTGGGTGACTCATCATCCGACACGACCGCTGACCAGCTTGACCAGTCCAGCGTTGTCCAGCAGGAAGTCAAGGACATGGTGCCGTTCAACCATCTGCGGAACAGCCGCGCCGATGACGGCTTCGCTTATTGGCAGAACTCCGGCTTTGAGGTGGACACAGAAAACGGCGTAAGCGGTACGGCCTCTTTCAAGGCAGTCGGGGTATCCGGCACCAAGAGTATGTCGCAGACGGTTTACCCGGCATCCCGGCGTAATTATACGATTTCAGCGCAGATTGGCTCCGAGAACCTTCAAAAAGGCACAAACGGTCAAGTCGGTATTGAGGTAGTGTTCGAGTATGAAGACGGCACGACCGAGACACGGTTCATTGATTTATTCTAAGAGAGGATGGTGCTTTCATTGGCATATTTTCAACATACGGCGCGGGACGCTTCGCCCAAGGGCTATGGCAGGCTGCGCTCCATCACCATCCGGCTGTGTATCACGAACTGCTCCGGAGAGGTGTACTTTACCGATATCATGCTGCAGGCCGGTACCGTCGCTACCGGATGGGTTGGTCATGTCTGCGAGATTAAGTGGACGCTGGATGGGTGAGATAAGTGGATATTCAGATAATAAGCAGATAACTTCCTTTTTATTTTCACATTTCCGTCACAATGATAGTTTATAATAATAATAAAAATTTCCGGACTTCCAAAAGACGGGGAAACAAGGATGGTGCTTATTATGAAGCGAAGCTTTAATCGATATATTGCCTTCTGTGTGGCATTTATTTTAATGTTATCCGTAACGGGATGCAGTAAGAGCGATCAGGACAATGAAAATAATGACAGCGATGTTGAGTCTGTCCAAAACAGCGATGACGACAGCGATATTGAGTATAACCAAAGCTATGTAAGCAACGATGGCAGCGTGACTTTTTCCAAGTCCGGAGGCTTATATGAGCAGGCGTTTTTGTTGCAGCTTTCCACCAGTATCGAAAACGGGGTCGTCCGGTACACTTTGGACGGCAGCGATCCAACAAGTGAGTCCGCGCAATATACCGATGAGATTACCATTGCCGACAGAACCGGTGAGGATAATCTGCTTTCCGCTATTAGTACAGGTAGTGGCGGCGGGACGGGCGGCAGAGGCAACCCCGGAGGAAGCGGCGCATCCTCCGCACCCGCTGAAAACGTGTTTAAAGGGACTGTAATAAAGGCGGCAGTGTTCTCACAAAGCGGCGAAATGCTGTCCGGCATCTCCGCCCAATCATATTTCATCAGTGAAGATATATTTACAAGATACGGTGACCTTCCGTTTGTTTCAATTATTACCGATGCGGACAATTTTTATGACAGTGATACCGGCATCTATACCAACTACAACCAGTCGGGTTCGGATTGGGAACGTCCGGTATATTTTGAGATGTACGAGGCCGATGGCTCCGCCGCTGTATCCTTAAACATGGGTGTCCGCATCAACGGAGGAACCACCCGTTCTCTGGCTCAAAAGGCGCTGCGGTTTTATGCAAGATCCGGTTATGACTCGGAAAAGTCGAGCCTCGAATATGAATTATTTGAAGGGTTGACCAAATCCTACAGCGACGATCTACTCACATCCTTTAAACGCATTATTCTGCGCAGCAGCGGCAACGATAATTCCGGTACGCTGTTTCGGGACGCTCTCATGCAAGAACTGGTCAGCGATTTGAATGTAGACACACAGGCATCAAGACCATGTATCGCCTTTGTCAACGGCGAATTTTGGGGTATCTACAATATCCGTGAACGGTATGACGACCACTATTTTGCCAATCATTACGACATTGACAGGGATAAGGTGGCTATGCTGGAGATTGCCCAAAGCAGCAGAACGGTAGAAATCAACGAGGGTGACGAAAGCGACCTTGAATATTATAACGAAATGATTAGTTTCTTCAGCGGCAGTTCCATGACGGATTCGGCGAACTATCTAAAGGCGCAGGAGTATCTGGATATTGACAATCTCATCGACTATTATATCGCCAATATCTATTCTGCTAACACGGACTGGCCGGCAAACAATAATGTGTTCTGGCGATATAAAACCGATAACGGCGGCTATGATAACACGGCGGCATGGTATATGGACGGCAGGTTCCGCTGGATCATAAAGGATATGGACTGGGGTTTCGGGCTTAATGGACAAGTCAGCAATAACACTTTACTGCACGCCATGAACGAAAGTTCCTCATCCGCGGGCGGCGGACAGAATCGCGGCGGTGGAGGCAATGGCTTCACGTCCGCCGAGAGTACGCTCATGTTCAGAAAGCTTTTGGAAAACGATGAATTCAAAGCAAAATTCATCAATCGTTTTTGTGATGTAATGAACACGAATTATGAGTCAAGCTCAGTTGTCGCCCTGATTAATGAAATGGCTTCGGAAATTGAATCCGCTATACCGGAGCAGGCAAATCGCTACCCCAGTTCCGTATCAAGCATCAGCTCATGGCAAAACAGCGTGAACACGATGATCCAGTTCGCACAGCAGAGAACCGGATATGTTCAGGGCTTTCTGCAGAGCAGGTTCTCCCTTTCAGATATAGTTACCGTGACACTAAAAACAGACAGTGCCGCAGGCTATATCCGCATCAATGATACGGATATAACAACCGGAACAAGGGGCGTATCCGATGTATCCTCATGGAGCGGCAGTTATTTCGCGGGAACTGCGCAGACTCTGACCGCCGTACCTTTGGATGGTCATACGTTTGTGAAATTTGTAGTGACCGATACCGCAACAGGCACAGTCACCGAATATGTAACAGATACCATTGAGGTGACGCTCGGAAGCGGCGGAACCGTTGTACAGGCGGTTTTTCAATAAGGATTTCTAATAATAATGTGATTAAAAGACCGCTCCGGTGGTCTTTTTTCTTTGCGCAGAAGGAGGTATGGATGATGGCAATCAACTTCATACGATTCACAGAAACACTCAAAGTCAAGGAAGAAAAGCGAGTGGTCGGTGTTACTCTGCGTCCGGTGATTGCCGACTGTTCCGGTGTGATTTACTTTACTGATTTGCAGATACAAGAAGGCGACAGGCTCACCGGCTACACGCCGCACACCACGACTATGTTGAAGAATTCCACTAATCCGGTGCGGTACCACAACGGCGTGGTTCGCACAGGCGATACCATTATTATTTTCAATCTCAGCGGAATCTCCCCCGGAGCCGCTCACATCGACAATGGAGGAACTTCATCGGGGTTGGACTGTTACATTTACCCGATTCAAGACATGGCTGCCGGAAGCATATCGCTCTCGCAGGGCACGGGTTCCCATGCCGTCAAATTTCTTGTAGCGGCGAACGCCGGTGACGAGCTTGCGCTGATTGCCAGCAAGCGGCAGTGCTTAAAAAACGGCGCTGCTACTACAAAAAATGGATTCTATCAATACACTGCCGCCCACGACAGTAAGCATCAGGTGAAGCTGGAGGACAGGAAATCGGCACGGGTGTACTTTGAATATAAAGAAATGCTGAAGGGAGATGAACGGCCATGAGCAGGGATTATCTGAAAGGCAAACGGTGCATGGTGTGGTCGTTCATGGGCAACACGCGGATGTATCAGGCGCTTCGGGACTACGGCGACCGGCTGGACACAGTCGGTATTTTTACGTTTGAGGTGGATATTACCGGCACGATTACCGAAACCGGCACAAGTATAAGCAATATGCTGACATATATCAATAAATGGACGCACATCAAATGGCTGCTGACCATTATGAACCACGGCACGGCTTCCATCTTCACCGCGCTCCGAAATAACACGGACGGTGCGAAAACGAAGTTCCTGTCGGAGATTGTGCGTATTATGCAAAAATATCCGTGGTGCGCCGGAGTGGATATTGATCTGGAGCGTGGCGGCGAATATGAGAACAGGGATGCGGCGAACACGTTGTTCCGTGATATTTACAACACTGTGAAAAGTTATAACTCCTCCAAGCTGGTCAACATCTGCCTGCCCGGTATGACCTCGGTCAACGGCTCGGTGGGCGGCGAGAACTGGTGCGTATACGCCGACCTTAACGCTTACTGCGATACGGCTTCCATCATGAGTTACGGCATGGCGTGGGCTGGCTCTGCGCCCGGACCCGTCTCGCCGCGAAGCTGGTTAGAGGGGATTTATGATTATGCCACACAAGTCATGTCGCCGGATAAAATATTCTTGGGGCTTCCCGCCTACGGCTGGAATTGGCAGATTTACGATACTCCGGCAAACCTCGGCAAGTCGTACAGGGGAACTTCCAACACCTACTACGCCGCCAAGCTGTGGATGACAGGCGCATATAATTTCACCGACGACGCTCCTCCGCAGCCGTTTATTCCCATCATCGCTTATTGGGATGACCATGACAAGGTGCCGTGGGCGCTGCCGCAGGTTTACGACTACATGGAGGGGTGGGACGCTACCGAGAAGCTTACTCCTATCACACAGGAAAGCTATAACCGCCGCCGTTATCTTACTTGCTACGGCAAACAGCAGCGCACCTCATTTGGTACGATATATACCGACCGGAACGGTCTGCCGGACTCATATACCGGCAACGTCATTACTGGCGAAACCACCGCTACGTTAGGTGAAGGCGGCACGGCGACATTTAATTTTACTGTTTCGCAGTCCGGCACATATGACGTGGCGGTGCGGCTCTGCTACCCGTTTTGGGATAAGAACGCCATCAATATTTCGCTGGATGGAACGGTCAAAGCGTTCTCGGAAACCCGCCTGTGGTGGCCGTTTTGGGTAAATACCTGCTGGCTGACGCTTGCCAAAAGCCGTAGTCTTTCTGCTGGACAGCACACCATCATCTTAAGCGGAGGCGTACCCGGCGTCCAGTTTTACGGCTTTCGTGTATGCTCGGACTTCTCGGAAGCGCCGTCCGCTGGTGAAGCCGCATTTTCACTCGCTCCGCGCCGATTCAAAGATGTGGACGGCAACATGGCCGAGCCTGATAAAGGTTTCAAGTTGACCACGGAGGTTCTGCGCCGAAAGCCGGACAGCGCGCTCATATGGTACGAGGATTTCCGTGACCCGGTCACCCTGCAGACTACCTATTGGCAGACGCTGTCTGGAAGTTGGGCTGTGTGGAGGAGTGACCAGTACGCTTCAACAAGGGTTTACTCGCAGCTTGAAGGAAGCGGCGAGCTTGCGTGGAAGTACAGCAATTTCAGTGACGTTCATATCAGGGCGCGCATCGCCTTTCCGTCGAACGGAAGCGGATGCGCCGGTGTGTTCTGCGGCAATGTATTCTGCTGCATCAATATCGACACACAGCGCATGGAGTTATATCAAGGCTCATCACTGCTCGGCAGCTTAAGTGCCACTTATTCAAAAACGTCAGCCGCCGATATCCGCACCAATCCGAATATGTATCTGATTGAGATGCGTAAGCGAGGAACGAGGGTACGGGTTTACTCCGGTAACAGCAACACGCTGCGTTTCACAGCGACGGTCAGCGCCTCGACCGGATACTGCGGCATCCAGTCGGACGGACAAATCAAGTGCGAACTGCTCCGGCTCGGGGACGCATGGACATATGAGCCATATGAGGCGTTTGACGTTGTCATGCCGGACGGCACTACCAAAAGCTACGGTCGGTTATCACGCTCCAATGCGACATGGGACAGCGAGTTTCAGGTGTTCACGCTCACCTCGGATGTGGAAGAAAGCAGTACCCGGAGCGAGGATATTTCAATGGACTATGACTTCTACCACTCCGACCTGCTCCGGATATCCTGTGGCGGGAATTATACTGCTACGGTCGTCCCGCGAGATATCAACGTATGGATTGCGCGGCTGTTCCTTGGTGACGCGGACGGCTTTTCCATTCTCTACTATCAGGATGTGGATTCGCTGGTATATTGGGCGAATGAGGCGGCCTACCGGTGGAACCTTCGAGGGTTCGCCATGTGGTCGCTCGGGCAGGAGGATATGCGGCTGTGGGAGGCTCTGCCGATGCAGATATAACAGAATAAGGATTACAAATATAATGGCGCTTTCGTCCTTGGACGGAGGCGCTTTTATATATACAAAAATTGAAAGCGAGGTTTTGACAATGAAAGGTATTTGGTACGGGATTCAAGTGGCAATCGCCGCGGCTGGCGGCTGGTTAGGGTGGTTCTTGGGAGGATTGGACGGCTTCCTATACGCACTCATCGCTTTTGTGGCGATTGACTATCTGACCGGCGTGATGTGCGCCATTGTGAACAAGGAACTGTCCAGCGAGGTAGGATTCAAGGGGCTTTTCCGAAAAATTCTCATCTTTGTGATGGTCGGCGTGGGACACATCCTTGATACGCAGATCATTGGCGATGGCAGTGTTCTGAGGACGGCTGTCATTTTCTTTTATCTGAGCAATGAAGGCGTGTCGCTTCTTGAGAACGCGGCTCATCTCGGATTGCCAGTCCCTGAGAAGCTGAAGGATGTACTGGCGCAGCTACACAACAAATCAGGAAAGGAAGGTGACAGTGAATGAACATCAAGATCAAAATGACACGCGCGGAAAACACCGCTCAGTACGGCACGGAGCCGGTGGAGCTTCCCATTGAGGAGTATATCTGTGGCGTGGTGCCTGCCGAGGTGTACGAATCGTCGGCTATGGATGCGCTGAAGGCACAGGCTGTTGCCGCCCGGACGTTCGCTCTCAAACGGATGCTGGCGGGAACAGTCATGGACGATACGACTTCGTTTCAGGCTTACCGTTACAGCCTTGCGCAGTCCAGTCCTCGAAGCCGACAGGCTGTGGAGGAAACGGCCGGTCAGGTGCTTTGCTACGGCGGCGAGGTAATCGACTGCTTCTACTCATCGTCCAACGGCGGCCAGACCAAGCGGAGCGGTGATGTGTGGAGCCGCCACTATCCATATTATCTCAACAAGACGGACGATTGGGACATCGCCGCCAACGCTGAAAAACAGACCGCCGCCAGCCACGGAGTCGGCATGAGTCAGGTCGGCGCGATGTGGGCGGCAAAGAACGGAGTACCCTGCAACGAAATACTGGCGTTCTACTATGACGGCGCTGCCATTGTCTACGATTACGGCAATGGCGGCGTTGTCGGCTTTATAGATGAAACGCCGGACAATAAAACAGAAGGAGGCTTTTCCATGAACTTGAAAACACTTTTATTAACCAAAAACGCCTGCTATATTGCGGGTAAGAACATCACTCCGAAAGGCATCATGGTGCATAGCACAGGAGCCAACAATCCGAACCTGAAACGCTATGTCGGACCCGATGACGGTCTGCTCGGCGTGAACCAGTACAACAACCACTGGAATCAAGCCAATCCGGACGGGCGGCAGGTCTGCGTCCATGCTTTTATCGGCAAGCTGGCTGACAGCTCCATCGCCACATACCAGACTTTGCCGTGGAATCATCGCGGCTGGCACTGCGGCGGCGACGGTAACAATACGCACATTTCGTTCGAGATATGCGAGGACGGACTGACCGATGCCGTGTATTTTGGCAAGGTCTATCAGGAAGCCGTGGAACTCTGCGCCTACCTCTGCAAGATGTACGGTTTCAATCCTCTGCAGGACGGTGTCATAATCGGGCATTACGAGGGCTACAAGCGCGGTATTGCCAGCAACCACAGCGATCCTAATAACTGGTTTCCGAAGCACGGCAAGAGCATGGACACCTTCCGTGCGGCGGTCAAGGCGGCTATGGATGGCGGCACAGCTACGCCAACCGTGTCTACTCCCGAAGAGGAAACAACGGCTATACTCTATCGTGTCCGCAAAAGCTGGAGCGATTCCAAATCTCAAAAGGGTGCGTTCAAGATTTTGGATAATGCCAAGAAATGTGCTGATGAAAATAGTGGATATTCCGTCTTTGATCCATCCGGCAAAGCAGTCTATACCGGTGGCGCCAGTTCTTCGATCCCTTATCAGGTTCGGGTAAAAACCACGGATTTGAACATCCGTAAAGGCCCCGGCACCAATTATTCTAAGACCGGTAAATGTACAGGCATCGGAACTTTCACCATTGTAGATGAGCAAAGCGGGCAGGGTTCCACTGCCGGATGGGGAAAACTAAAATCCGGTGCCGGCTGGATTTCGCTGGATTACTGTACAAAGGTTTAGTGCGGTAACATACTGACAAGCCCACAGTGCATAAGATACTGTGGGCTATCTTTTTAGAGGAGTAACACCTTTTTTCAAACTATATAGTTTTTCAGATATCCCGCAGTTCAAGCTGTGGGATTGTTTATTTTTGGAATCAGTTCTGCCGACAGGAGGTGCGTTTTATGACGGAGGAACAGAAACAGCAGATTATACGCTTTCGGAACGAAGGCTGTGGATATACGATGGTCGCCGATAAATTAGGAATATCCAGAGATACGGTTAAGAGCTTCTGCCGCAGGAACGGACTGAATGGGAAGGCAGTTCAAACCAACATCACTGAAACCGGATCAGTATGCCGTGAATGCGGAAAAGCGTTGTTCCAAGAGGCTGGTAAAAAACAACGTGTGTTTTGCAGTGATGAATGCCGGACAGCGTGGTGGCGGACGCATCCGGAACAAATAAAGCAGCGGGCGGTATATTCCTTTACCTGCGCCTGCTGTACTCAGACGTTTACGGCGTATGGCAATTCCAAGCGGAAGTACTGCTCCCATGAGTGCTACATCAGAAACCGCTTCAAGGGTGGTGGCGATGATGGATAAAAAACAGTTTCGTGCAGAGCGGCTTTATCAGATATCCATTTCCATAGCCAAAGCGATGCTTGAAAAAGGCACGTTATCCGAGGAAGATTATACTCAAATTGATACAATTCTGCTGGAAAAATACCGCCCGGTTTTGGGTACATTATTATCGGGAAATCCCTTGACTTAAGCTCCTTTTAGAGTGATGTATAGTAAAGGCAGACTTCGCTGTCCTGCCTTGGAAAGGAGTTGATTTCATGGGGAAAATCAGAAAAATCGAAGCGGCCGTTCCGGTTCTGCAGAAGCGAAAACGAGTAGCAGCCTATGCCCGTGTTTCCAAGGAAACACAGCGGCTTAATCATTCTATTTCTGCACAGATAAGCCGCTACAGCAAACTGATACAGAATAACCCCGAATGGGAGTATGCCGGCGTATATGCGGATTTTGGCATCAGCGGTACAGGAACTGGGAAACGCGACGAGTTCAGGAGAATGCTGGCAGATTGTGAGGCAGGAAACATTGACATCATCCTGACAAAATCCATCAGCCGTTTTGCAAGAAACACGGTTGACCTTCTGGAGACGGTCAGGCATCTGAAAGCCCTCGGCATTGAGGTGCGGTTTGAAAAAGAAAACATCAATTCGATGAGCAACGACGGAGAACTGATGCTTTCCATCCTCGCATCCTTCGCCCAAGAGGAGAGTCGGAGCATTTCGGAAAACAGCAAGTGGGGCATACGGAAAAGGTTCCAGTCCGGCGAGATTGGCACGGCGAATAAGCACATCCTCGGTTATCGGTACGATGACGAGTTAAAAAAATATGTCATCATTCCCGAAGAGGCGGAAACCGTCCGCCGGATGTTTCAGATGTACATTGACGGCGTTTCCCTGCGTAACATGGCGGCGAACATGAACCGGGCAGGAATACGAACCACACTTGGAAATGAGTTTCAGGAAGCCTCGGTGCGGCAGCTCATTTTTAATGAGGTCTATGCCGGGGATATCCGGCGGCAGAAATGCTACACGGCGGACCCCATCACAAAAACGAAGGTAAAAAACTGTGGGGAGCTGCCACAGTATTACATGGCAGACTGCCATGAAGCCATCATTGACCGTGAAACCTACGCAAAGGTGCAGGCGGAGATGGAACGGCGGGCGGGGATGATAAATCCGACCTACCCTTTTACGGGGAAAATAAAGTGCGGGATTTGCGGAAGCTATTACACCAGAAAAAAGGGTATTACGAAGGGCAAAACCTACGTGCATTGGATTTGCCGTTCCAAGAAAGAAGCCGGGGAAACCTGCACCGGCACGAACTTCAAAGAAGATGATTTGAAACAGATATGTGCCGGTGTATTGGAGAAGCCTTCTTTTGACGAGGAGGCATTCGGCAGCGAAGTAAAAAGCATCATGGTTCAGGAAAATGGCAGCCTTGAATTTCACTTCTTTGGCAGCGGGAAAAAGGTGTGGAAGAATCTGAACCTGAATCCGGTGCGCCACGAAGTTACCATAACAGACTGCTTTCAGGGGAAAATTCGGTGCGCCATCTGCGGCAATACTTACCACAGGGTGAATTCGGCAGACCGTTGGATTTACTGGTACTGCATCGGCAAAAAACGAAAAGGCATCACCTGTAACAACACAAATTATGCGGATTTTCAGTTAAGGCGGATTTCGGCACACATCATGGGAACAGAGGAATTTGACGGAGTGGCATTCAGCGAAGCCATAGACCATGTCACTGCACTGGAGGACGGCAGTCTGGAATACAAATTTTATGACGGGAGGGCAAAGCGATGGCAAAAAATGTAGTTACCATACCTGCAAGCATAAGTCAATTTACAGCAGCACCAATAGGCAGCAGTAAAAAACGCAGGGTTGCAGGCTATGCCCGCGTCAGCACAGACCACGAGGATCAGCAGTCCAGCTACGAGGCACAGGTGGATTATTACACCGCCTACATAAAGGGGCGCGAAGACTGGGAGTTCATTTCTGTATATACGGACGAAGGAATCAGCGCGACCTCCACAACAAAAAGGGACGGTTTTAACAAAATGGTAGCCAACGCCTTGGACGGGCGCATTGACCTTATTATTACCAAATCAGTGAGTCGGTTTGCCAGAAATACGGTTGACAGCCTGACCACCATCCGGAAACTGAAGGAAAACAAGGTGGAGTGCTATTTTGAGAAGGAAAACATCTGGACATTTGACAGCAAGGGCGAACTTCTGCTGACCATCATGTCCTCGCTGGCTCAGGAAGAGAGCCGCTCCATCTCCGAGAACGTCACATGGGGACAGCGCAAGCGGATGCAGGACGGCAAGGTGTCGGTTCCCTTTAAACGGTTCCTTGGGTTTGAAAAAGGCGAGGATGGCAACCTTGTCGTGAATGAAGAACAGGCCATAATTGTGCGGAGGATTTACGGGATGTTCCTGCAGGGACGTTCCCCTTTCGCCATTGCAAGGGTGCTGACGGAGGAAGGCATACCAACGCCCGGCGGCAAGAAAAACTGGGCGCAGGGTACGGTCAAAAGCATACTGACCAACGAAAAATATAAGGGCGACGCCCTTTTGCAAAAGGTGTATACCGTGGATTTCCTCTCTAAAAAGAAGAAAGTAAACGAGGGTGAGGTTCCGCAGTATTATGTGGAGGGGAACCATGATGCCATTATCGAACCGGGGGTATTCGATGCGGTGCAAAAGCAGATGGCCATCCGGCATCCGGGCAAAAACAGACAGAGCAGCGTCCACATCTTTTCCAGCAGAATAAAATGCGGTGACTGCGGCGGCTGGTACGGTGCCAAGGTGTGGCATTCCAACGATAAATACCGCCGAACCATCTGGCGGTGCAATCATAAATTTGAGGGCGACGATAAGTGCGGGACACCTCACTTCGAAGAAGCAGAGATTCAGGAACTGTTTCTGAAAGCCCTGAACATCCTCTGTACCGAGAAGGATGAAATCATTGCCGGCTTCGATCTGATAAAAGAGACAGCCTTTGCCACGACAGATTTGGAAAAAGAAAAAAGCCTCCTGCAGGAAGAACTGAATGTGGCGGCTGAACTAATACATCAGTGTATTCATGAAAATGCCCATGTCGCTCTCGACCAAGGTGAGTACCAGACACGGTATGATGCGCTTGCAGAGCGTTTTGATAAGACGAAGGAACGGCTGGAGGAGGTCGGCAATGCCATCACAGAGCGGCAGGCCAAGAGAGAAAAAATCGAAATGTTCCTATCAGAGCTTAAAAAACATGATGAGGTGGTTACCCAGTTTGACGAGAACCTTTGGTACAGTCTGGTTGACCATGCCACGGTTTTTAATAAAGAAGATGTTCGTTTTACCTTTAAGGACGGAACGGAAATCCAAATGTAAAAACGCCCCTGCCATGGAGTTCATGTAACTCTACGGTAGGGGTATTTTTTCTGCCCTTTTTTATTTTTCCATGCGGTGAATTTTAGTCTATTCCATGGATATCCACTTCGAATTTGTCATATATGAAATCAAGTAATTCTATTGCGGTGGGAGTTTCTCCTTGCTTTTTTATTCGCTCCCAATATTTTCTGTTATCAGAAGCAAGACCTTCAGCTATATAACTGTCAAAAATTACAGCCAGTTCAGCCGTTTTCATATCACTACGCTTTGCCATGTGCTGAAGAACCTTTTCACCAGTAAATCGCATTCCCTGCAAGTAGGATTTGCTGTATGCCAGACGTATTGTTCGGAGCGCATTATCTCTAATAGCTTTTACTTTGCCGACTGTCAGATTTTCGTCAGCAGCGATCTTTGTGTACCTTTTTAGATAGTAGCATTTTAGGAGGATGTTGATTTCCTCAAGTGATAAATATTCCTTTCTCTCCATGTGTTTTTCCCTTCTGCCTTTAGGATCGGAAAATTACCGCAGAACAAGTATGCAAAAGTTATACACCAAAGTGCGTTATTCCCTTGCACACATTCTTCTTGCGAAAACACGTAGGAAGATGTAGAATTAAAAAGTCATGGTACCGCAATTGCGGTTGTGCAGGGGTGGTTTGGTCACCTTTTCACAGGGTTCAGTGTGTTGGGAGCACACTGGCCTGCCATGATATTTGTTTTCGGAAAAATTCCGTCTGTCGTATGTAAACTCTAAGTGGCAGAATTGTCAAGTTATTTATGCGCGAATTGTTCAGTGGCAGGTGGGGTTCTGCCCAAATTCAAATTTGAACCCCCCTGTGAGGCAAAATCAAAAAGTATAGGGCAAAATAAAAAGGTTTAGGGCAAAATAAAATTGTATCAAAGACGGTATTTACAGGGACGATGGATATTCCGGGACAAATTTCAACCGTCCGGGATTTCAGGAAATGATAGCCGATATTGAGGCGGGATATGTAACCACCGTAATTGTAAAGGATATGTCACGCTTGGGCCGCGATTAT